ATTATTTTGTATTTAAAGTTATTATTAATTCATTTAAAATATACTTTATTATTTTGAATTATAATATATTTTTGTATTTAAGATTTTATACTTCAGATTTAAACCATTGTTTGGTCGCATTAAAGCTTTTAACCTACTACTACCACCCTTAGTATAATGCTTATCATAAAATCCTACTTCTATAGCGTTAGGATATACCCACCTATTATAATGATGTTTATGGTAAGCTCTATTAGCTTTATAACTATAATTAGAATAATTTCTTCTATAACTTCTACCATAATATCTAGAACCAGTATTTTTTCTATAGCTTCTATAGTTTCTATACTTCCTATAATTAGTTTTAGGATAATTGACCCAATTATTAGTCTTTTTGTTTTCCCTCTTAGGATAAACTCTTTGCTGATAATTGTTTTGTTTCTCTTGATAGATTTTAGTTGCTCCAAATAGTCCAGGTGCTATAAGATTCAATAAACTATTTGTGCGTTCATAGTACATTGGTCCTTGTTCTAAAACCTTTCTGAGGAAAGTTCCTACTATAGGTAAAGAGTCATATATAAAATTTTTCTCATCTATATCTGTAATACCATATTTAGATAAATCCAAACTATCTGTAGTATTTTTAATTACATCTTGGAGATTTTGTACAATGGACGCTGTAGCATCTCCTACAAATGGAATTGAGTTATATACAGATACATCTTTATAATTATTTGCTATAGCTTCATCATTATAAGTATAAGTGTTTAAAACATTTTGCAATATTTCAGAACCAGTCTTTTTAGCTGCATAATCTATAATATGCTGTAGTGGTGCAAATAGTTTAGATTTAGCAGTAGAAATTGGATCATAAATTAAATTAAAACTATCCATGAAAGAAAGCGAGGTTTTAAGTGTCAATCCATCTTCAGTTAAAGGAATATTACCTGACATTATTTGATATTGTAGGGATTGATTGAACACAATATCATCATGGGTATGTCCATCAAAATCAACTATAGGTGTCATTATATTTTCTAATTGTCTTATTATAGCAGGATTATTCTCTGCTATATCAAGCCAGTATTCCAAGTTCTTCATAGTAAAAGAATAAAAAGGAAAAATTAATTCTGTATAGATTTCCCAAGGTGCTTTATCAGCGTAATCAAAATGAGTTTTCATTACTTTATAAAAAGCTTTATTTTGATTATTGCCATGTTTAGTTAACAAGAGATACTCAGCTAGTCTTTGTACTTGTTCTACCTTATTATTTGGTGATAAAGCTTTACCGGCTAGATTAGTAAATGTATGCCAGATTGAATCATAATCTTCTCCATAATACTTAGTCCAAGCTGATGTAAGTCCTGCTGAAGGACCATCTTTTATAAAGGCATCTATTAAATCAAAAGTTTCCCTATCAAGTTTAGGGTGCATTTCATTGAAATAAAACTCTAAATTTTCTTTGGTAAACTTTTTATATCCTACTCTTTGAGGAGATAACCTTATAATATCTTCAACTATATCATCATATTTATTAATAAGGTCCAGAGCTGTAAGCACCTCTGAAGCTTTTTCCTTTTTAATAGCTTGTTCAACAGCTTCTTCTAAACCATACAGTTTTACTTTCGCTAAATCATATTGGTCTAAATTAATAACATTATTAATTATTTTATTATAGAGGTTAATATCCTTGATAGCTTCTTTATTAGCAATAAGTGTTTCTATTGGTTCATTAGTAGATACCATAGTTTTTAAAGAACTATCTATAATATTTCTGAACCATGTAGCAGGACTTAGCAGATAACCTACTTTATAAGTATAAAGAAGTTTATTCCACCAATGCTTTCTATATGAGTTCATTAAATCATAATTAACAGTTTCCATTACTTTAGATAATACTTTTCTAGGAAGTACAACTGCATTAAGTCGTCTAGCTTCTGCTAAGGCTTTAGAACTATTAGCATTTATAACAACAGCTTTATAGCCAAATTTTTTATCTTTAACTAAAGCTGAAAGAACATACTCAGGGTTATTCTTAAATGCTTGTATAATATTAGTATCATTAGCAGCATTTTTGAAAAACTCAGAATTATTAATTCCAAACTCTTGACCAAAATATAAATTAGTATAATTTATTTTTAGTTTAGTTTCTAAAGCTGTAATTTCAGCATGATGTTTATAAGCACTTATTTGTGTAGAATGTGTAAACTTTTGTTTTAATTTTCTACTTTCCACAGTTCCAATGTTAATGTGATTATACCTGATGTTTGTGAATAAGTCTTTATTTGTTAAAACATTTAGTTCTGGTAAATACTTTTTAACATTGTCTGGTAACTGGCTGTATAACTCTCTAAGACTTTCTACAGATAGAACTTCACATAACGAACCTACAGAATTATTTTCTGATAAATTGTTAATAGAATTTCTAGTTGCAGTAAGACTATTTGCTATATCTGAGTAGTCTTTAATATAATTATTAGCACTATTTAAATCTAATTCTTTCATAGTATATTTAGGTATTTCAACACCATTATCAAATGCAATTATATTTTTATTAACTTTATCAAAATAATATTTAATAGATTTAAGATGTTTATTTACAATATATAATCTTTTAAAATCATCTTCTATGAGTTCAAAACCTAACTCTTTATACATAGGGTCAGAAATTAGAACGTCTAGAGATTTCTGAAGATATGGATTAGAGTTAATATCTTTCATAGAAAATTCTATCCAAGGAGCATTATAAGCCATATGACTATATAACTCACTAGGACTAAGTTTTAAAGTTTGTGTTAGTTGTTGAATACCTAAATTATTAGTATAAGATTTAAGACCATCTAATAATTTAATCTGATCTTCAACATTTAATGACTTCATAGTATCATTATAAACTTCTAACATTTGTTGGGTGGGTTTTAATGACATAGACATAGCATGAGTTCTTGCTCTGTATATATCATTTTCTCCTAACTTTTCTAATGGATTAATAATATTTGTATTAAAGTCATCTATAAGTCTTTGAATATCTTGAGGTTTTGCTATATCAGAGTCTATCGATAAAGGGTTAGGATTATATAGACTGTTAAACGAACGATTAAAAGCATCTGAAGAGTTTTCCAGAAACTTAATATTATCTTCACCTAAAAGGTTTAATATAGCAGGTGTCAACATATCTCTATTCTTATAAACGTTATACAAATACTCTGCCATTACAAAAGAGGACAAGGTATCTGAGAAATCTATTTTTAAATTACTATAAAAGTCATTAATGCCTAGTCTACCCATAGGAATAGTTTGGGTAAGAACATCACTTATTTTACCAGAAAATTTTATTTTTGGCAAAAGAATATTTAAAATTTCTCTTAATTGTTCTTGTTTTCCATTTAAAAACTCAATATTGCTTATAGAATTTTTAGTTTTATCTAAATGTTTTGCTAAAGAAGTTAATGATTTTCCTAAAGAAAAATTTATTTCTGTACCCTCTTCTATATTAGCCCATCTACTTATAGCATCAAAATCTACAACATTTTTATAACCATAAATATTTATTGTATCTGAAATAATGTTATATAAAAGTTGTGAAGCATTTTTAACAGGCTTGTATTCATTAAAAGCTTTATAAAGCTCATGGTTAAGTACAGCATTATAAGATGACATTTCATCAAATAGTTCAGGCATTAAGAAATGATGACCTAATTGTTTATTAGTTCTTTTGATATTTCTCATGGTATTAAATATTTCTCCTGCTATATCTCCATAAGCTTTAGACATAGATTTTAAAGTTTCAGCAGTATAATCTATACCAAGTATCTTATCAGATATTTTAGTATTTAAAATATCATTTAAGCATTTCCTCATATCATTAAGAGCAGAAGCCATAGCTCCATTATTAGGTGCTATAAATTTAGGAATACCTGCTTTAATTTGAGCATCTGTATAATTTCTTAATAATTCTTTTATTCTATATATTTCGTCTGGTTGAAATACTCTATATCCATCTTTAGCTTTAAGTAATGATAAAGTATCTAACTTAGTTGTACTCTTAAATATATTTATATCATAAGGTGATATTCCTACTTTTCTCATTCTTTTAATAATATAATCAACGTCAAACTTATCTGAATTATGACCTATTAACACAGCATTTCCTCTATAAGATTTAATCATATCTATAAAGTTTTGAAGCATTGCTTTCTCTGAGAGAATATCTCCACTTCTAGTCTTATAAAAATTATCTTTAGTAGTATCAAATAATTTTAATAATTCTTCAGATATTTCATGTTCTATATTATTAGGATCTAGTTTAAGACTTAATTGTGTACCTTTATCATTTATATCTTTAAAACCTATTTCAAAGATAGCACCTTGATTAGCATTTGTACTTAAAGTTTCAATATCAAATAAGATATATTTTTTAGCAGGATTATTACAATACTTTTCTATAAGTCCTTCATTCTCCATAACAGCTTGAAGAGTGTAGACATCATATAAAGCTTGGTGAGCTTTTCCTACTTCAGGATTATCTTTAATAAGTCTATTAAGTATATTCATAACCTCTTCAGATTCTCTCATACTATCAAGGCTTAAACTTCTTTTAAGCTTAACACCATATTCAAAGTTTTCACTTTGCTCAATAATAGTATTAACAAATCTATCAAAATTATTATGAATATGCATAGGATTATAATTTGCATATTTCTGAAGGGTACTTATTAATCTATTTTTTAAATCATCATGGAGATTAATATTAACTATCCTATCAAGTAATCTTTTATAATTCCTATAATGTTCAGTTCCATTTACTAAAGTTCTTGCTGCTTTTTGTGCTTCAATGAAAGGACTATTTTCAGTAAGATTAGCCCTAGCCATAGTATTTATAAAAGCTCCTAAACCTTCATTCTTAACTATTCCATTAACTATTTGTTCATTAAAACTATCTATATTCATTAAACTTAAATTAGCATAAGTCATTTCTTCTTTAAGTTGTCTAATAATAGCTCCTTGTCTTACAGTTATTTTAGCATCTTCAACTTTATAAGGACTTACCTTCTGAAGCTCATCTATAATTTCCATAATTATAGAACCATCAGCACTTTGATTTTTAGCTTGATATAACAATCTAATTAAATTATTATAAGTATCAAAATATAATTCAGCATTATCAAGAGGTACATTTAAAAATTCATCAATAGCCTCTGTAATACCATCAACATATCCATTTATGCTATTAGTATATAAAAAGTTTTCTACATCACCTTTAAATATTTTCTTTAGATAATCTTGTACTTTTTGTATATCTTTAATTTCATCTTTAACAATATATATTTCAGAACCTAAATCTTTTTGAAATTTATCAGTAATCTTTGTAATTTTATCTAAAGCTTTAGCTTGAGCTTTATGATCTATGAACTTAGTTAAATTAGTATAACTATGTCCTTCAAATGTAGGAGCTTTAGTCATAGTGCTTCTTAATACTTCTAATGTTTTATCTACATTAGCATTAAAAGATTCAGTTAATTTTAACTTATTAAAATTAATCTTTAATGAACTTAATTCTTCACCTTCATATAAAGCCTTAGTTAAATTTCTTTTAAATTCAGTATTAAGTTGCTTATCAATATAATCAAAATATCTATTAATTCTTTCTAATCCATCTGAAGCAACATCTTTAATATATTTATAATCATCAGATAATTTAAGTATATTTTCAAGTTGAGCAACTATAGGTTCATAATGTTTTGCTATATCTGAGGAGATTTTATTAATAATAATATCTTCATTAACATTTTTATAAAACTCAACTGGCTTCATTTCAAAAGTTAAATCATCATAATACTTTAAAGTCTTTTTAGTTATAGCATTTAATTCATCAACATTCATAGCTTTATTAACTTGCTCTTGAGTAGTTGCTATATAATCAAGTTGAGTTCTTTTAAACTTAAATTCTGTTTCATCATTAATAGTTTTTATCTTATAATCAATTTCATTTTTAAGGTCAGTTAATACTTTCTCAGCATCATCATAAGCTCCATCTGTAGCCTTATTAATATAATTTAATTGACTAATATATTCTTCAAGAGCAGTTCTTTCAGTTTTACCTAAACCAAGATATTCTCTAAGAGCTTTATCAAAATCTAATATATTTTTATCATTCTGAATTAATAAATCATCTATAATACCTAAATCATGGTTAATAGAATTATTAAGAGCTACTTCTAAAACACCTTTATTTGTAGCATCATTTAAATCTTGATAATTTTTAAGAACATCTAATATATTTTTATACTCTGAATCAGCTTTAACAACATCATCATATTTAAATATATTTATAGTTCCATCAGTTTTAGTCATATCTTTTAGAGCAACTTCCCAACTTTTATATTGTTTTAAATGTATAAGGTCTTTTATATTATTGCCTGTATATTGCAATGCTTTATATGCAGGATAGATACCAGTACCAGATAATGCACCTTTAAACATGATGCTTTCATATGCTTCTTGAGGAATAACTAATTTTCTCATAGCATCTAAAACACTATTAGAATTTAATTCAAGAACAGTATCTTGCATACGTTTCATTATCTGAGTAGCACCTTCTTTAGTAACTGCTCCATCAAAGTATTTATATAATTTAGGATTATTAGCAAATTGCTTCATAATTTGATTTACTGCTTCTGTCATAGTATCATATTCACCTTTAACATAAGCTTTTATAGCTTTATTAGCAATTTGTTTATAACCTTTCTCTGACAGCTCTGAGGCAACTTCCTTACTTGTATTTTTAATAACTTGTTCAGTAAGTTCCTTAGTAGTACCTTTTAATGCACTTTTACCTATAGCCCATCCACCGAATGTTATCCAGTTCATAGGGTCAATAAGTATTTCTGCTCCTAAATCTAATGCGAAATTTCCAGTATCAAAATCATAATTAGTCCTACCTTCATCATCCCAATTAATAGATTTCCTCACACCTTCTGTACCTTCAAATATTGCACCTTTAACAATATTTGCAGGAATGTCCATAGTTTCACCTATATTAACTAATGCGTTCATTCCTGCTGTTTTAAAGTCACCATTAAGAAGAGGGTCAATAGTCCCTCTTCTTATAAGTTCTCCTGTATTTTTTAATATATCTAATATCTCTGGTATATTAGTTAAATCATATAAATGGTAAAGAGTATTACCTTTATGCTTTTGTTTAGTAGGATTATTAGGCATAAAAGCATTTAATAAAATATCTGCAAATGAGTTTACTTGTTTCGGGTCATTATAATCAAAAGTATATTTCTTTTTCTTTTCATATTGCTTTTGATATTTTGCGTGTTGCTTTTCATATTCAACTCTTTTATTTTCAGCTTGAGAATAATGTCTTTTAAGATAAGGATTATTTATATTTTCTAAAGTACGAAGAGGAATTTCTTCAGCACTTCTGATTTTTATATCCGAAGGATTTCTTAAAACTATATTATTAACATCAACTAATGCCATTTAATCACCTCTTAGTATTTTGTAGCTCCAGGTCTTTGCCTTTGGATAGTACCATTAGAAACAGTTGTCTTACCTTTACTATAACTATGAGAAGTCTTAGGAGTGTAAGTGTAATAGGTCTTAAGATTAGTGTTAGCATTAGCTTTTTTATAAGCTGTGCTATTCTTACGATTACTAGCTTTATTTGCACCAGAATGTACATATCCACTATGTTTTTTAGCAATAGCATTATTAGCCCAATCTTTAGCTTGTTTAGTAGTCATACCATTGGCAGTTCCAGTAGCAACTGTATTTAACCAACTACTATTTGCTACTCCTGAAGAGTTTTGAGATACCCATTTCTTAGCACTATTATAATCTACACCACAAGCTGTAAGCCATGCTATTTTATCAGCACTTGTCTTATATTGATCTATGCCACCTTTAGATGCAAGTGTTGCGATTTTTGCATCTTTAGCTGTTCCTTTAGCTCCATTGGAGTTATAATAAGTACCATTTCTATAATAGCCATAACCATTACCATAGCCTCCACCATAACTACCATAACCACCACTCCCACCAGAACTAAAACTTCTTCCAAAGTTTGTGCTATACTTAACACCTTCCAATTCTTTATCTGCTGCATACCTATTAGCATCAGCTTGTGCTTGCATGCCCATAAGATTTTTCATTGCTGCATCTAATCTAGCATAATAATCTAATTGAGCTACATCAAATTGAACATCTGAAGCATATATTCCTGAAGCTAAGTTTCCTAAGCTTAAACCTAACTCATTAGCTTTATTAAAGGCATTTACTTTATTTTCAGCATATGCAGCAGCTTCTTTATCAGCTAAAGCATTTCTATCTACAGCTAATTGAGTTGCTTCATCTGTAGTAGATTGTTGAAGTCCTAGTATAGAACTAAGTTCATTAGCAGCTTGTACACCTCTACTAGCACCAGTAGCAACAGCTTCAGCATTAGATTTTCTAATAGTATCTAAAGCTGTCATTTGATTATTATACATATTGTTATAGAATTTATTCTGAGTAGCTTCATATTCTTTTCTAAGAACATCATACTCAGCTTTAGTAGCTTCATTAAACTTATCTTCTATAGCTTTAGCATCATAAGTAATACCATACTTACTTGCTAAATCTGAAGAGGACATTAAGTTTGAAGTTTTAGTAGGTTTTGTTACATCAGCCATATTATTCCTCCTTATCTTTTTTATCTGGGTTAATAGTTTCTATAGCATCTGTGATGTCTTTAGGTAATCCTATTCCCACCTCTTCTAAATTTTCCTTAATACTTAAACATTCTTTAAATACAAATAACATCTTAGTTGCTATAAGTAGAAAATTTAAACTAAGGAGCTGATCTAAAATTCCTGCAAATATAATTGCAATTAATTCTAACAAAACAAATAATATTCCTTGTCTTAATTTAGTTGATTTCCAATTCTTAGCCAATCCTGCTTTTGCAAAACCAGTTATAAAATCAAATAACTTTAAAATTAAATAAGCTTGAATCCATTTATCAACTTCAAATATATTTGTAAAATCCATTTTAATACCTCCTAATTTGTTGTTTCCCAACCTGAACCATTATAATAAGATATATAACCTTGTTTCCAACTAGAGCCTGTCCAAACCTTTATCGTAGGTACTATAAAAGAACTACCATTATAAACTTTTAAACCTTGATGCCATACCCAATTACTTTCTACCCAAGCTGATACTCCTGCAGAATTTTTAGCTCTAACTCTAATTTGTTGACAATGGTTTTTTACAGCACTATGAGATATTGTTATAGAATTTGTACCAAGGTTACTATCTACTTTAACATAGTCTGTATATCTATCATCATATTTTGTCCAGAACCTTCTCTGAACTTCATAAGCTGTAGCACCAGAAACAGCGTTCCATGTTCCTTTAGTAGTATACCCATTATCAAATGTACCTGTTAAAGTTACATTAGTAGGAGCTGAAGGAGCTGAAGGAGCTGAAGGTACTTCAACATCAGTACTTATATTATCCAAAACAGCAGTACCACTTGCAGATAAATCTGACCAAGAAGCACTGTTGTATAAGATATAAGCAGATACAGGAACAGAAGCATTACCATTGCTATCGTGATTTACTGTTATAGTAACTTCTTTAAAAGTAAGAGGATTTCCACTAGCATAACTATCCCACCAACCTTCGATACTATATCTAGTACCATTAACAGTAAAATGACTTCCACTAAGAGCATTACCTTGAATAGAGCCATGAAATACCATCTTGGCAGTAAAGGTACTTGTCCTTGTACTTGCATTAGCTGTACTTCTCCATTCAATGCTCATATATTTTCCATTACTTGTTGTACTACTTTTAAAACTTCCACTAGCCATTTATATCACCAACTTATCCATACATCACCAGTAGAAGGTCCACTAGGTTCTGTTTGTGATACTGTAATTTTTTTACCTTCTATCTTTTCAGCATCTTTAGCCTTAGCATTGATACCAAGATAAGTAGTAGGTAATCCATTTATAGTTTTAACCAGATTATTTGCTTTAAGCTCACATGTAGTTATACCTTTGTCTAAACTACTAACTAAAACTTTTCCTACATCTAAATTTGGTTTAGTTAATTTATTATTCAAGCCAGTATCAATGTATTTAGTTAATTTTTGTATTGCGTCTTGTAACTCTGTATCTAGTGTGTAAGCTTCAGGAGGCTTACCACCAAAGGAATTTACATTAGCTGTTATATCTACATTTTCAAGTTTACCATCTATAATTTGTTTAAGAGTAGTTTGGAAGCCTTGCAACTTATCTGAGAAGAGGTTAGCTTGTTCTATTAACAATGTTAATATTTCATTCCATTCATCAGCAGTTACAACATCTTTAGGTTTTTTATTTATTATTTGTTGTAGTTTAATTGGGTCCATATTATCACCTACCTTGAATAAAGTAATCTATATATCCATGAAATACTTAATAATTCATAGTCATGTTGATTCATTGATATTAAAGTATAAGTTTGAGAATATCCTTTACCTGAAACAGGCATACGAATTTTCCAAAATAACACCTCTGGAAATAAAGAATTATTTAATAGCCAACAATCTGTATCTTTAGATGTTTCACCAAGTACAGTTGCACTAGGTATTATAGAAGGTTCTATTAATTCTCGTTCTAAAGTAAGATACCCATATTTAGGGTCATTAGCATCAGTATGATGTACAACTTTATATCTTGAAGTATCTTTTCTTAAAGAACCATCTATAAAGAACTCACTATAGAATTTAAGTTGTTGTTGAGAATTGTTATTTATTTTTAACTGCACTTCTCTGAAGCGTTTCTTATAATCTGTATACAATTCTCTATAACCAGTATCTAATAACTGATAATTAGGGAAATACTTCGATTCAACAAGAGTTGCTCCATCTGAGGCATATCTTAAATCCTTTGGAAATCCTTGAGCATATTTATATAAAGCTATACCTTTATCATGGATACTCATAAGTTCTCCTCTCTGAGTTGAATCTTGCTTATAAGGTAACATGAAGGTATCACTTTCATACATATAACTTCTCCAATATCTAGTTAAGGAATTATAAAGAAGTACATAGTTAAGATAAACTCCATTAGTAGTTTCAAATACATATACATTATGTATATCTTCATAATCCAAGAAATTATAATAATGCACTAATTTAAGAGGGTCTTTATAGTTATATAATTTATCTACACTATCTTTTAAACTTTCTTCAAAGTTATTAAGTAAGTATTCTATCTGCTTAGATATAGGAGCTATAGTTAATTCTCCTGTTGTACTTGAACTCTTAGGAACTACCATGTAATAGTAGTTACCACTTCTGAAGAAAACCATATTTTTAACTATTTTTATAAGATGTAAGTCCCAAGGTTTAATATAGAGGTTTGATTGAATAAGCTTCTTTGACCATGACAAACCATCTTCAGATAAAGTAAGCATCCATAATTTTTTAGTAGTGAATACTAATAAATCATCCATATAAGGAATTGCATGAATTATTGGTTCATCAAATATATCTGTATTAGTTGGATAAGGAAAGTAAGTTGGATCATTAATATCACTAACGAATAATAATGTCTTATCCTCTTCAACTCCATATAATATTAATCTATTTTTCCAATAAGTCATTCCTGAGCAAGTGCTTAAATCATATAATTCTGGTTTAACATTAGCTGTACTTCCATAATCCTCTTTATTAAAGTTAAAACCTACACTTAATACTTGAAGAGGATTATCTGAAGTAATATTTGCTGTTTCTTCAAATACAGTTATTCTAACCATTATCTGAGAAGTAGAGAAGCTTGTTGTTACTTTAAAAGGTTCATTAGTAGAAGTATCTATAACTTGTTCTTCTATCTTATTCCAAGCACTAGCAGTTACTTCTTTCCATTCCCATATAACTTTATACTTAGCTGAAGCAGCAGCATAAAAACATTTAAGTGTTAAAGTTTGGTTTACTATAGGACTTAATATTAAATTATTATTTGCATCATAAGGCATAAGACCTAATAGATTAACTCCTGCTGAAGTATTATTACATACAAAATTATAAGGATTTTCTAATAGCATATTATATCCCCACATTACAGCTTCTTTAGGAGTAAGACTTTTAGGAGTTAATAATTCTCTATCCCCACTTTGCTTTATCTGAGCAAGTTTATTTCCAAAGAAACAATAGTAATTATCATTAAATCCAAAAGTACCTATATGTCTGGATATAGTTGATGTTTCATCTAAAGCTATATTATGAATTGAAGCTTCTTCAGGAATAGCAAAGTGAGTATCCTCTTCATAAGTTACAGCTTCACCATCACAAGTAGTTAGCTTTTTACTTGTAGCATCTCCTAAGATGAAGAGGTTATCTTTAGCAGTAAATAAAGTTTTATCACCTACGCCTGTATAAGTTCTAAGATTATAAGCTTGAATACCAGAACGAGGAGCTATAGAAGCACCACTATTCTTTAAATCAAAATTTATAATTTCTTTAAGATAATTTGCTCCAAGAGGAGAAGTAGAATAAAACATACCTGAAGAGAAACTTTCTTCAGTAGTTTGTATTCTATTTTCTCTTTTATATTTTTTAAAGTGATTTACTGTAGTAGTATTAGCCATATAATCACACCTTTGTTATTTTAATTTCTGAGCAACCAGAAGCAACAGCTTTCTTAACTTGGTTTAAAATATTAGAAGTTACACTATATGAACCAACATGAGTTCCATTTACTACAACTCTGTATAAATCTTTATTAGTTTTTTCTGATTCTATAGTTTTATTAAGTAAACCTTCAACTATCATTTTACCTATAGTATCTGAACCAACACTTTTATATAATGCTACATCTTTAGTAGCTTCAACGAAACAAGTTTCTATAATCATAGCTTTCATAGCAGTATTCTTTAATTCATAAAGTCCAGTTCTAACCTTTTGACCTCTGTTTATAAATCCTAAAGATGCGATCTTATTAACTACTCTCTGAGCCATATCATAAGTATTATATACACATACTTCAGTACCTATAGCTCCATCATAAGAATTATAAGCATTATTAAAGTGGCATGATATAAAATAATCAGCTCCCCACTCATTAGCTTTATTGACTCCATAAGCTAAATCAGTTTTAGCATTAAGATTAGCATTTGCAGGAGGAGTGCAATCTAATACAGTTTCTCCTGATAATTTAAGATATTTAATAACTGCCTCTTTAATTTTTCTATCTTCTGTAAGTTCATTAATTAATCCATTTGCACCAGTAGCCTTTTCTGTGTGACCACCTCTCACAGCCCATTTAGCCATTTCTATTACCTCCTATAATGCATTCGCCATATATAATTGTATTATTCATATTAAACCATCTAACTTGCCCGTTTGTGTTATTTCGTAGTTTAAATCGAATGTGAATTAAGATTGTGAGCCAACTATTATCCCATCTTCTAAACTATTAGGCAATCTACCATTTCTAGAATAAAGTTTTCCGTTATTATCCCAATAAAAACTACTTCCTAATCGTAAATAATTAATTGGGAAATTAGAATTATCTGGTGTTGAAAATGCTAATCCATAAACAGACAAACCATCATATACATTAGTTATAACTCCACATCTTCCTTTCCAAATATTATTTTTCATACTTAATACTTTCAATACGTCATTTTCTCTATAACATATAATTTCTTTTTGTGTAGTAGATTTAGCGTTACCTCCAATAATAAATAAAGCACAATTAACATTATCAAAATTCACTTCATATGGACAATCTATATCATTTTCACCATATGCAGTACCGTCTTGTGAACCACTATTAACAATTATTAAATTTTCACAACCATTGTTAACAACAAAACGCTTAGGTAATTCTACATTATCTTTAACAAAGTAAGTACTGTCTATTTTAAAATTATGACCACCTTCAACAAGTACGTGGTAATAATTTTGCTCTAAATGACCACCAGTAAATGAGCAAAATTTTGAATGTGTTCCAGTCATATAAATTCCACAATTTTTTCTATCTGTAAAGTGTGTATCATCTGCAATGCTTACACCATTATGACCACTTGTGCAATTTGTCATACTTACGTTGGAACTTTTAATGTATATTCCGTGTCCTTCAACTATTTGACCGTTTTTATTAGCTTGACATCTTACCATAGATATATTTGCAGATGGTAATGAATTACCTTTATTATCTGTATCAGTTATTACAAAACCATGACGACCACTTCCATGTACTTCAACTGCTGATAACTCAGTCCATTGACAAGTTTCTAAAATTAAACCATCTTCATTCGCTCCGTATATTTTTACATTTTTTATATAATTAGAAATAGTTCTTAATAATTTTATACCAGTTTTAGCTTTTCTATTACATAAAATAATTAAATTGCTAAAATTAACACCGTTAACGTCAAATAAATTGTATTTACTTGTCATATCACCTAAATTAAAAACACTATCAAATTCTGTTGCATTTTTATCAACCTCTATAACAACGTTACCATCACCAGTAACCTCAATCAATGGGTTTAAATCTAATTGACTACTTACTTTATAAATTCCACTTGGGAATAAAAGTTTGCCTCCTCCATACATTGCCCTTTTCGCAGGAACTCCATTTTCAAATCCTTTTGTTGCACAACTAATATTTTCTAAACTTTTTATAGCTGATTCTATTGAATGTGTATCATCAGCAACACCATCACCTATGGCTCCAAAATCTTTTACATTTGCAACCTTATAATTTGACAAAACAGTATCAATAGTATCCAATTGTTGCTTAATGTTTACCCCATTTTCATCAATAACTCTATCAGGAGAAGTTATTGGATAACCTTTTATTTCTTGATTTTTATCTATATATAATTGCATTGTATTATTCATTTCTACCCCTCCTAGCTTGTATATTCTATAGTTTTTATTGTTCCATCACTACATTTAACTTTAGCGTATTCAGTATCAGCGTAAGTAAAATTAACTGTATTATTTTTACAATTATTTAGATAATAATTACTTAAATTTTTTGCTTCATATACCATTTTTCCTGGAGTGGCTATTGCTTTATAACCACACCTAAAACCACTATTGTCATATAAATCGCCTTCTATATAACTACCTGCAGGATTATCATAGTTAGGGTTTGCTAATTGTTTCGCTAAATAATTTAATTCTACTCTATCTATATTAATAGGATAATTAGAAGTTTCTATTCTATTATTACAAGCATATCCACTTTCTTTAACTAAAATATATGCACCACTTATAGTGTTTCCTGTAAGTAAACTTCCTTCAAACCTAGGATTAATAACAGCATTATTTTTACCTTGTAAGAAATAAATTCCGACACCTTCTTCTTTCTTTCTAACATGCTCTATACCAATATTATAAAATTTTAATCCTTGATAATTATCACTTGGTTCATTTGCAGGTCTACTAGCAACTTCTTGACCTACTAAAATCCCATCATCACAATCAAACATTCCACCATGAACATAAATTTCAGTTATCCAACCACTTTGACTAGAAGTATCATCTGTTGCTTTTCCTGTTTTAAATATCATTGGTCTCTGACATCTCCATATAGCAGTAAAGTAAATATTGTTATAGAATGTACCTTTTGCTCCATATTCGCTATAACATTCTATACCATTTGTAAAACCTATAATATTATTAAACTTAAACTCATTATAACTACAATCTGTTATTTTATAACCTCTTTTCGTTAACGAAGCAGTAGCAGATGGGTTTATTAACCCTAATATATTTCCATTTGAAATGTCTAAATTAGAACTAGAACTTGCGTGAATGTAGATTTTATTATGCATACATTGTATAAATTCTATAGCATTGCAATTATTATAATGTAAATAGCCATTACATACTAAAATTTTATTAGTCCACCCCCTAGCTGTTAAATCAGTTGTAATTTCAATTATCTCATCAGGCAAAATAATTTGCATAGGTGTATTTTTGTAGTTGCTATTTATATCATTAAACATTGCAATCATCTTATCATTAAGAGAATTTCCTTCATAATTATCTAAAGTATTTGTAGTTGTTGTAGAACCTCCACCTGAAGAACCTCTACTTGTTATAGCACTTAAAACACCGTTACTATCTATTGTTAAGTTATTTCCTATTTTTATACCACCTAATGTTGTTGATGAAGCTATAGGGAGAACGTAACTGTTTTCTCCACCAGAACCACCCCCATTAATAGGTGGTACTGTTGTACCTTCTCCAACAACTTTAAATTTGACACTTTGTTCCATTTGTGAATTAAGTTCACTAATTTTTTCGCTATTTAAATTAACAGCAGAGGTTATATTTGATAAATCTTCACTTTCCCCAGGAGGTCCTTGAGGTCCCATAGGTCCTTGAGGTCCTTGAGGTCCTTGAGGTCCTTGCTCTCCTTTTAAAGATGCTTTTTGTTCTTCTGTTAATGCTTCAAATGTTAAAGTACCATCTGCTCCTTTATCACCTTTATCTCCTTTATCACCTTTATCACCCTTATCCCCTTTAGGACCTTGTTCGCCACGCTCACCTTTAGGACCTTGAGGTCCAGGTCTACCTTCTATATATCTTATATCTGGATTTACTATATTATTTGGAATACAATTATCTTTATGTTCATACATGTTATCACCTCCTAATAAAACCAATTTCTTAAATCATTTTGAGGTTCTTTAGAATTGTAATCAAGCATATAACCTTGATGATTTACTCTAAATTCCTCTGGAACTAAATGCGAATAATCTCTAACCATTAAGAATAATTTTTCTTTATATTCATATTGATATTGCTCTGCAACAGCAGCTCCCTCTTCATCACATATATAAAACTTAGCACAAGCTCCAGTTACTACAACTGTTCTTATATATCTATCTGGAAAGAAATTATAATCTGGATAATTTTCATCTGCTTCTGAAAACTCTGAGAAAGCAGGAAAATTACTATTAAGGGCTTGGTTTATATCATCAATAGTTCCATCTAGAAAAACTAATAATTGACTATATAATAATTGCTCTCCTGCAAGTCTTTCATTAATATAATTAACGATAGTATTAATATTAATTTTAATCACCCCCATAAATCTATTATACACAAAAAGGCAATATATTACTATATTGCCTTTTATTAGAAAGATTAATTATAAATTAGTTACTGATACAATACTGTTAGAATAAGACTCTGAGCTAGATGATATATTATTATTTTCTGCTTTTATATCATAGAATTTATTCAATTGTTATTGCTTCTCTATCGCTAGCAAAGAATGAACCTAGTTTTAAAATATTTCTTTCAACATCATTAACAATGACTTTTATTTCATCAATTTGGAAAGAGTATGGTGTTGAACCACTTATTATTATAGGTACCTTAACATAATTAGTTGATATTGCTCCACTACGTGGTGTAGTTGTTATAGTTAAATTACCGTTTGTAACTGTTTGCGTAAAGGTTGCCATTTCGCCAATCTCAGCAACAAATGAAGCATTTGACACCTCGCCACTATTATCACTAAATAATGTTCCACCATTATTTGACGCATCAACCATGTTAGAAACATTTGAACCTCTTAATACAATGTTATAAGTTGAATTACTTCTCATATCGGCATCTACATTTAATAAAGCAGTTAAATGTGCAAACTTACCACCATTATGACCATCATCAAAATTTTTAGTTACACTAACAGTTTTACCAATAAATTGATTTTCAGATGGAACATCTGGTTCACCACTTGCTGAATCATTATCAGTTATTGTAATTGTAATTGTTTTTGATGAAACATTATTTGATGAAAGTGTCAATGTGCAATTATCATTCACAGTATCAGAATCTTCAGCAACATTTATAGTAACTGTTTGTGGTGTTGAATAATTACTACTATCAAATGTTAGAGTGTTAGTAGACAATGTAACATCACTATTATTACTAGATATGTTTACTGTTTGAGAATTTGTTGGTGCTTTATCTAGCACAACTGTAAATGTGTCAGTACTTCCTTCATTAATAGTTGTTGTTGATTTTGATACCACTATATTACCGTAAGTATCACTTGTACTTCCTCCACCATTATCATTATTTATCATTACCACATTTGCTCCATTTAAAATGAATTTACTTAGCTTGTTTCCTAAAACTTCATGGCCTTTATTATTTAAATGAAGTTTATCAGTTGTGTATAAACTTGCATTTGCTTGATTTAAAGGATATATTCCCGAACAGGTATTGGCGTCAAAAACCGGTATAGAGTATTTAGCACAAACTATTTTCATAGCATTAGCAAAATCTGTTGGTGTATATCCTGTTGTATTAGCTGAATTACAATTATTATTATTTTGTTCTGTTGGTGTTATGAAAATTATTGTTTTACCTGGATATTTAGTTAATAATCCATCACACAATGTTTCCATTGCCCCATAGAATGTTGTAGCGTCAGTATCTCCAAAGTTTCCTAATTGACAATTAAACCATCTATCATTTACTCCTCCCATAACACATATAAGGTCTGCATTGCTATCCATATTTGCATATCTTACACACATAGCGGTATTATCAGATGCATTCTTTTTAGTTATTGTAGTTCCACTAATACCATAATTATTTACTTTCGATAAACCTAGAATTTCTTTTACCCAATCGTGATATATCTTAGTTTTATGACCGTTAGCTTCTGTTTGACTATCACCTAAAAAGTTTGCAATTTTACCTTGAAAAGCGTTAGCTGCATGAAAAGCTAATTGTTCTACTTTTGTTTTTATTGTTGGTATTTCTGCTAGATTTTGTTTTTCTTCATCTGTTAACCCTGTTCCAGAACCACTAGGTAAATTGTCTATTTCACTAGCATTATGCCTATGTGAAGAAGAGGCATATTCACTATGGTTATGGTTTTTAGAAGCATATTCACTATGGTTATGGTTTTTAGAAGCATAATTATTTGGTAAAGCATCTACTGTAGATTGAATAGCAGGAATTTTTGCTATGTTACTTAATTGAGTAGGTGTAAGTCCAGTACCTCCACCTCCACCAGAACCAAAATCAAGATATTCATCTATTACATATTCAACTACTTTAGAACCTTTCATATTGATACCATTTATTTCTTTTAATGTTTTAACTGAATAATAAGTATCTATATCAGCTACATAAAATATCATTCCTATATATGGATCATCTATTCTTTCAACAAAATCTATATTAGGTATTTCATATATTTTAATTTCTTTCATTTTGTACCTCCCAATAAAAAGAAGCTAGGATATACCTAGCTTCTAAAATAATTCTAATTCTCCAGGAGAAGCTTCAGCATTACTTGATACATCTGACATCCTGTTTTGTTTAGTAAGTATAGCATCTATAGCCATTCTTCTAGCAGTTATTTCATCTGCAAAAGTCTGAGGTATCATTTGTGTTGAGCCATCTACCTTAAAGTAAATACTAATACCATTTATCATAACTCTCATAACATTACCTACATAAGGTCTATACATAGGAGATAAATACATAGGTACTAAGTTTTCGCTTTTATAAACATTAAGCAATGTTTTTCTTCTTGCTTCTGCTTTTTGTAAAGCTACTGAAGCATTAAGATTAACATTACCCTCTTCTGCCATAGCTTTTTCAGCATTAACAGTTAAGGCATCTTTCTCTATATTTTTTCTAGCCATAATATCGCTCCTTAGATTGAATTAACTTGAGTAGGTACACATAAGTAATCTACAACAGCTTCAAGTCTAGTAGAACCGAATCCTACTGAATTAATCTTGAAACCAATAGATTGTCTTTGGTCGATAGGGTCAAGAACCCCTGCTGAACCTTTTTGTTTTACATATACTCTAGCTTGTCCTTCACCAGTTAATCCTGTTCTTGCTAAAGCATCCTTACCAACGATAAGAATATGTTGAGCTTTAAATGGATACCAAGTAGTTCCATTACCACCTGCAGAAGCAGTAATCCATCCTGCTAAATCAATAACTTCTTGGTCTGGAATGTAAGAAGCATCTTGGTTTGTTCTAGAATCTTTAACATATCCACTAACTTTTGATACCTTAATAGTAGTAGATGTATTAGCAGTTCCAAGTTCTAATGTCTTATAATCATAAGAAGAACCATTAGGTTTGTATAATCTTACACATCTCTTACCATTTTTAATAAAAGTATTTTCTGTAGGAACTAAGAAAGTTTCATAGAACTCCATTTCAAATAAAGGAACTAACATCCCATTATCATACATGTTCTTAGTAGTTTGGTTGATAGTCATATACTTTTCAACAACTGGATCATTAATCATATCATAGAAAAACTCTGGTGAAGCTATAACATGGAATCTTCCATTGCTTCTAGGTTTAACTAAAGCTTTCTTTAATGAAAGAACAATTAATCTTAAATCTGTCATTGAAGGAATAGAGTTAACATTTAATCCTTCAAAGTTAGCAGCTCCTCCTGCATAGAACTTTTGAGCTATAGAGAATAAAGTTTCTCTAGCAAGTAAGTCTAAAGTTTCCATAGCAACTAAAGAATATTCTTTAGTGTAATGAGCAACTACTGGATCAACAACTGCAAAATCTACTTTATCAGTAAATTCCATATATCTACCATATTGGTTAGCTGACATTTCATACTTTTCAACTGAACCTTTATCTGACTTAGGTGGAATACCTTCATCAAGAGGAATAGTATGAGCTTGTAATGGTGCCCATCTTCTAACCATTAACTTATCAGCTTTTTCTTGTATTGGCATTTCATCAGCAATTCTGTAGTAAACATATTGAGAAGCATCATATCTGATAGTATCTAATAATTGTTTACTATAGAAAGTTTCTGGATTAATAACGCCTTTACCTGCTTTCTGAGCCATCTCGACATAAGTCATAATGTCTTTTGTAGCACTTAAATTCATAATCCCACATCCTTTTTATTATTATTTATTATCTTCTAGCCATTTATTTAAATCAGCTATAGATGTTATCTTTCCTTTTTCAGGTTCTTGCATACCTTGTTTAGCATTAGGTGTAGTGCTTTGTGAAGAGGCTCTTGAAGCTCTTTCAGCTTCAGCTTTAGCTCCACGCTCCTCTGCTGCTTTAATCAAGCTGTCAAAGTTTCTAAGCTTATATTCAGAAACTAAATCAACTTGTTGCTCAAAAGGATTCACTCCACTTGCAATTAAAGTATCTGCAAATTGATTAAGGGAAGCATCATCCAATCCAAAAGTATCTTTGATTTGTTGGAATCCAAGATACGCATTTCTTCTAATTTCTCCAAGAGTGTATTCTCTATCTCTAGCTTCAAGTTGTGCTAACCTCTGAGCCAACTCAGTAGGTATGCCTTGTTGCTTAGCTTGAGCATTTACAATCTTGTCTTGCATAGCACTCATTATTTGTTCATGGTCATTACCTTGTACACCTAGCAATGAAGCTATGTCTTTAATCATATTTTGATATCTCTTATTCTCCACTCTCATTTGTGCAAAAGCATTTGCACTTTTAGTTGGAGCTTCAACTGGTCTTTCAGTAGGAACTTCACTAGGAACTTCTTCCTGAGAACTTTCTTCTTTAACTTCTTCATTGTTATCATTGTTATTATCTTCTACACTTTCCTCAACAGTTTCTTCACTATGTTGAGTTTCTGTTCCTTGAGATACACCAAACGCAGATAGGAACTCTTCATACGCAGGGTCATCAGATGCACATACTGGCATCACAAATTTTCTAATAAACAACAGCCAATCTCCTTTCAACGTACTTGGCGAGAGTACATTTTAAAAAACACACAAATTAAAGGATGTGGGACCTCTAATTAAATTTTAACATTAATGTAAAAGATATACAAGTAAATTATTGTAAAGTATCTCCAATTTCAGGCATTTGACTATCCATCATAGCAGCAGGAACAGGACCTATTTCTGGTGGTATACCTTGTTGAGTTTGCTTTAATGTATTAGCTGTAGCAAGGATAGCATCATTAGGATTCATTCCATTTTTAACTAAGTCGGCATATTGGAATAAAGTTTGAGCTACTTGACTTACAGTATCATTCATTCTTTGAACTCCCATTCTTTCAAGCATATATTCTTTGTTAGGTAAGTCTTGGAACATTAACCATTCCTCTTCAGTTATAAGTTCAACTGAAGCTCCTTCTTTTCTATACTGCATTTGTTTCTCCATAAGTTCGTTAGCAGTTTGAGCAATTCTTTGCTTATTATCTGGAAGCTCTGAAGAAATATTAATTTCATAATCAAATAAAGTTTCATTATCTATTTTAGGGAAATCTATCTCAGTAGTATCCCACTTAGTAGAATCAGGTTTTCTATAGAAGTATTTTCTCTTAGGGCAGAACTGAATGAAGTTAGATAATATTAAGTGAGTTAATCTTTTAGTATAAGCTTCATATAGCATTATCTTAGGAGTATCTATAACAGTTACTCTACTCATAAGTTCTTCCATACCTCCAGTAGTAGTAATAGAACCAGAATTACGACCAGTATATTTACCATCAACTCCTGTGACACCTTCTATGCCTCCTTGTAATCTATCCATGATACTCGGTAATTGAGCAGAAGTATTAGGGAATTGATGATAGTAAACTGCATCTTGAGCTTTACCATTTACAATGAATGTTCTATCTGCTTCATCACCATGTTTAGCAAAGGCTTGAATATTTAAACCAGATTGATTAGATATAAATTTAGGAGGTCTTTGATTTTTATATTCAGCAGTTAGACTTATAGAGTTCATTAAGTTATAAGCTACATTATTAGCAAATATCTTTGCAGGTTCAGAAGTACCTACTAATTTCTCATTAGGTTCATTACAATATAAAATTGCAAAAGGGAATATAGAAGGTTTAATATTAATTTTTCTATAAAGAATATGTTCTGCATTAATAGTATGATATTCATTAATATTTCCATTATCCTCTTTCACCCAGAATGTAACTAAAGTGTAATAATCCTTATCTGCTCCTGCATTAGGCTTATCTGGTTCTGGAATATCTTTAGGTCCAGTACCTTTTTGCTTTTCTTCATATATTTTAAATTCTTCTTTATAAAGACTATTTTCCATGAAGAAGCTCTTATGAAATTTATCATAAGTCATACAATATGATGAAGTATCTAATGAAGTAGCAAATGGATCACGCATAAACTTCATAGGATTAATATTTTTTAAAACAATATTTCCTTTGATAAAAGCATCACCAGAGCCTCCAACTATACTTTCACTCCAACCTACTTGAGTTATACCCATATTTAATAAAGCTGCTCTTTCTCCTGCTTGGAATTGATAATATCCTACATTGGATAACTTCCAAATACGTTCCATAGCAACATTAAGATTAACTATTAAATCTTTATCCTTCTCTGAGGTAGGTTGAATATCAGCTCCTTTAGTAACTGTATAAATAGAAGCTAATAAGTTAGATTTAATATAACTAATAAAATTAGTATCAGGCAATATTTGATAATGAGGAAACTTAGCGTTAAGTGCTTTCCATAACTCTCCACTATCAGTTGCATCTAATAATTTCATTTTCTTATGAACTTTAGAATAATGAGAACGACAAGTATCGAAATAACCATTAAGCTTTTCAATTAAAGCTTTATCATCTTCTTTCTTCTTTTCTTTATTCATCTCTAAATACCTCCATAGTTTCATTTAAACTTCTAATTACATCATCCATACTAGCAGTAGGTACTTCTTCATTTTCTTTTACTTCAGGTATTTCTACTTCATTATGCTCATGCTTATGTGTTATTTGTATTTTTATAGGACAACCAAAAGCTAAACATATAAAGATTACTATAAATAAAGTTATTAATAAATATTCCATATTTCCTCCTAATAAATATAATCAATATCAAATGGACTTGCTGCATCTGAGGAGTATTCTTCTTTATCAGAAAGTAAGAACTCCACATATTCAGTTTCTTTTCTAGCCTCTTCTTCTAAGGCTAAATTAACTCCTTCTCTACTATAAACTCCATATAATAAATTACCCGGGTCAGCAGGGAGTTCCATACATATCCACCTTAAAGGGTCAACACAATGGTTGTTTTTATCTTGTGGTTTATCTGACCAACCATCACCAAATTTAGCTTCAGGCTTAAATTTATAATCTCTAAGCTCTGCTATTAAGTTAGTACAGCAATCCATTATTTTTAGAACTCCACTTTCAAAATAAGTATTAACTCTAAAAATACCTGCATCTACATTAACTTGACCGGGCTTAAAAGCTATACCATAATCTAAGAAATGGTCAGATAAAGATTTTTTATCATAATCTCTTTTTGGACCAGATTTAGGGTCTATAATAGGAGCAGTAATCATACCACCCATAGGAATATCTTTAGTTTCTTGATGAAATGCTTTAGCGAGTTGTTCAATAGATTTGTCATTAGTAACGTATTCTTTATAGATGTAGAGCTTACCTTTCTCAGGGTCAACAGCTCCAAATAGATAAACTGAGTTATCTTGAAGTCCATAGTCATAAGCAATTATTCTCTTCCAATGAACAGGAATATCAAATGTCTTAACTATATGGCTCATTCCACTAGGATAAACTAATCCATCAGAATAATTAAATGAACCATGCACATATCTTGCTACCCAATATGCAGGTTTATTCTTACATACATCCTCTATAAATCCAGGAGGTAAGAACTCATTTGCATCAGATACAGTAACATGACTTGATATAGCAGGGTCCATTTCTTCCTTCAGAACTGCATACATATCTGGAACAGAACCGTGTTTTTCGATAGAAGAGGATTTCATTAGAACATCATTTCTAATCCACAATTGTGTTACGTTGGTTCGCTACACCAACTCTATATATTACTATATAGTTCAGACTATATCTTCACCTTTCGGTGTCCTCCGTTTCGAGGTCGCTTGACCCCTACGCTTTTCAGCTAGTCGTTACACGTTCCCATTTATAACCACCACCAGTTTTGTAATTTGGTTAAATAAATAGGCTTCGCTCGGTATTGTCCACTAGGGAGTTTCACCGAATTAGAAGGATTTTACTCGAGCAGGTTTGTTTACCCGAGGAAGGGTTACTTTCAAGCATACCTTTTCTCCAATCGGCTTTAATTATAGGAATGTGAACACCTGTTTTTGTCACTCTTACCTTTGGTGTACCATCTTCATTCCTATCTGGAACTGTAGCAGCAGTATGCCTAAGTCTAGTCTTTAACTGAACAAAAGCCTCTGGTTTAATTTCAGACGCTTCTACCATTAAAAACATAGTTAAGTTATATGACCTTAATTTATTAGGGTCATCAAATGGTCTATACATTATTCTGCAACCATTAACTAAATCCATATATTGTTTTTGAGTAGAGAACTCTTTAACAAATGCTTTAGGAATATCTGCTTCAATATCTCTTTTAATAGTAGCTTCAAATTGAGAAATAACATTTGCACCAATTAATACGTTTCCGTTTTTGGTGATGAAACAATGTTTATATATTTCCTCCCTATCAGTTAAGGTTTTCCCTGAACCTAACCATATGCACCAAAATTTCCAACGAAACGGTGAGTATCAGTATGAACTGCACATTGATGTGCTTGTGGTATATAAGTATTTATGAACGTGTTACATCTAGTGCAAACACCGTTCATACCAGAACTCACTTTCACCTTCATTAAAAGCTACAGCTTTAGCAGTAGCAGCTCCACATCTAGGGCAACGTGTAAAATCTCTGGTAATCATATTGCATCACCTCCTATGCGTCTCCAAACATAGCCTCCTGCTGATTTACGTTTACCTCGTATATTAGCAGATATGCCTGTCCAACCAACGCCTGTTTTATCTTCAGCCTCTTTTAATGAGCTGAAAGTATTAATTATTTCACCAGTAGTCTTACTAATCTGAGCAACAGGCACTCTGTTAGGACATTCACATTGTAGTCCAGTTGCTTTAGCATGTTTTATGTTTTCACTAACAGTAACCCACTCTAAATTATTAATTTTAAAATTAGTTTTATCACCATCAATGTGATTTACCTGAGGTTTATTTTCAGGATTAGGAATAAATTGTTTAGCCATTAATCTATGGACTTTAAATTGTTGTCTTTTACCATTTCGCCTAAGTGTTACTATAGGATAGCCATACCTATCTAAACAGTATTTTAATTCTAAAATTTTATAACCATTACCATTTCTAGGTAAACTCCTTATAACACCTTCTCTATTAATTTCATATAAGCCTTCCCAATCTTTTAACGCTTCAAACATAATAATATCAACTCCTTTACTATATTATATGCAGAAGCGTCATGGTTTATGCCTATCCAAAACAATTAAATTTTATTTTTGTGCTTCTTCATCACCTCTTAAAATGTTAGTTTACTATGGTTAATCTATTAGCAACCACCACCTTTGCTTCCTTTTTTCTTTTTCTTACATTTAGCCATCTTCATCACCTCCTTATAATCTTTATCAATTAATTTATTCTCCATTTCGAGAATTGCTCTTTCTGTAAGCCCAGGATGTAAGTCAGCTTCAGGGTCAAATGCAGAAAGTATATTTGAAGCCATACAATTATATTTATCGTATAGGTCTTTTTGGATTGTTTCTTTTAAAGCTTCAGGAGCCTCTTCTACGCAATGTTTCATCACATGTAGACTTGCATTACCTAGAAGTTCAAGTATATCTAGAATAGTCCCAGAAGGACTTACTTTGACTTCGTACTTATTGTCGGTTTTTGTCAAAATTAGTTTTTTATTTTTATTATCCATATTGTACCACCTCTTACAGAATATTGTACCATTTTTAAAGGCATGGGGGTAGTTTTATTTTTCCTAAACTATTTTTATGTTTATTAAACAAACAAAAACAAACACAAAAAAAGATATATATTATATATATCGTACTCCATAATATGAGGTTTTGAACCCCACCCCCTATGTTTTGAATCCAATATGTATATGTATAAGGAGGCATATACACCAAAGCATATGTGATGTAGTTCATTACCCAATAATAATAATAAATAAAATGGAGGACATAGTATGTCAAAATATTTAGTGATTAATTCATTAGACCATAAAGGACCTAGATGTAATGTCAGCATCACTAACACTTATGGAGATAGCGATTGGCTATTCACACCTTATTATCCAGAAGAAACTAAAGTAGAAGGTAGAGCAACTATTAAGAGCCTTAATCCTTATCACTTATACAAAGGTAAGAAGTTTGGATTAATTCAAATGAACACAGCAGAATTAAAGGAATATGAATCTGAAGTAAATAGAACTAAGAGAGTATTCAATAAGACAGCAACTTATGATGTAGCAGCATTAGCATTATCTAAGGTTGAAGAATCTGAAGAGGATTTCCTAGATGTATTACACAAAACTACTTGGAGCTTAGTATACAATCAAGTATCTCAATTCAAACTTGTAACAGTTAGATGGGATCAAGCTAAGGAAAACTTAATCAGAGCATTTATTACTCATGGTACAACTTGCTTTATTAACATTATCAATGTAGGTAAATTCAAGATTGAACCAGTTGCTAACATTACTACTGAACCAATATTCCAACAACTATGCTTAAAAGTAAATGATGATAAAGAATATATTCATGCACAAAGAGATTATTACAGAGCTAAAGATGCTAGAGAAAAAGAAATATATCATAAAGTATTAATTGCTATGAGTGACCTTAGAGAAGCAGTTAAAGCTGATAAATTAGAAAATTACTATGACAGATACTTCTATGTATGGAATAGACACAATAAAGAAGTAGTTTATTACAATGATTATATTGATGATATAGAACAATATGATAATTTCATGGAAGATGAATTACCTGAGATGATTAATACTATAAGAACTTGGGCAGGAGCATTTGATATAACAATACCTAACACATTAGCTGAGTTCATTAGTAATTTCGACACATTCAACATTTGGAACACTCAATGGAAACAACAAGAAAGAGCTATTGTATTAGAAGATAGAATTAGGTATTTCATTCAAGATGTATACACACCAATAGAAGCTAAACCTAAATATGCAGGTAATGAAAAACACTATGAATTAAACTTATCATTTAATGATATAGATATGAGATTATTTGCATTAAAGAAACAAAACTATATGAAATTCCAACAACTATTAGACATGGAAGAAATCCATAACATCTATACTCAAATTCAATGGTATTTAGACAATGACCCAACTCAATGGTTATCTGATAAATATACTATCTGTAAAGAATGTGGACATCCAGTAAGTATTAATGCTGATAGATGCCAATTCTGTGATGCACCTAATCCTGATTATGTAGGTGATGAAAGTATGTTCAGCTTTGAACAATGCTTTGGAGATAGTAAAGAAGATTAATTTATCTGAGCTGTAAGCTTATGCTTATGGCTCTTTATTATTATTAAATAAAATATAAAGGAGATATAAGTATGAAAAAATTAAATTTAAATGATATTATGATGCAAAATTTATCAGTAGGTGGAACATTAAAAGAAGGTTGTTATAAAGGTACAGTTGTAGAAGTTGAGAAGATTATGAAGAATAATAAATCATATATAAATGTTAAAATTAATATTAAAGGTGTTGTTCATGCTTGGAGAGTATTTGATATTAATAAGTTTAAATTAGAATATCAATTAGCAACTGGTAAAACTCTAAAGAAGATGGGAGCATTAAAAGGTCAAGAAATACAATTCTATGCTAAGGTAGAAGGTAGATTTAATAAGTTCAGTATGTTAAGATTCTTACCTGAAGTAGGAGTATATGAAGTAACTTATGGTGGTTGTGCTGTATCTGAGGAATATAATGCTTATATTATTAAACTTATATTTGATGAAAACTTCACTTACTATGATATAAAATATATTGATTCTGAAGAGGCTATAACTAGATTTGCTAATTATACTATGAGTTCAATAGCTTATCAATTTGGTTATACTACAGAATTTAAGATAGCAGAACTTGAGGATCATGCAGGTGAACCATTAGTAGTTAATGTAATAAAGAAAGAAGAATATAAAACTCCATTTATAAATTATGATGTAATTAAAGTAGTACCATTAGATGAAAACACAGAAGATGAAATTGAAAATCAAGATGACATAGACGAAGAGATTTAGTATTTGGGAGAAGGGCTATCGCAGTCCTTCTCTTTTTTTCTTCTTTATTTATTTATTTATGTGGATTATGTATGTGGAGATGATATTGAAGATAGATGATATTGAAGAGGTATTTTTGTTTGTATTTTTGGGTGTGTATTTTTTTGTGTTATTTTTGGTATCAAAAACCATAAAACTATGAATATTAAGTAAAGTGTACATTATCTATCTGATTTCTACACTTTTTAGGAAAATCATTTCTTATTTTTAGGTATATGTACATGGTCTATCTATCTATCTATCTATCTGATTTTTAGATTAATTATTAGTTTATTATATGTATATTATATATCTATTATATATTATTATTATTAATTAATAATTATTATTATTAAAAATAGCAACTTAATGTGAGAGATAGATATAGATATATACAGTAAAATATAAAACCATAAAAAGTGAATTAAGGAAGAAAATAGATATACAGATAGACAATGTACATGTACTCTATTTTTAAAAATACATTTTGCCAAAAAGTGAAGTTTTCAGGTAGATGATGTACACCTCTAGAGCTATTAGCTTGGTATACTATATGTACATTATCTATCTAATTGAGAATGAAATATACCTAAATGAAAACAGATAGATGATGTACACATTTTAGAAAAAACCATGAAAAGTGAATAAAAAAAATAAATAATATAAAAGGAGTATAAAGATTATGGCAAAGAAAACTAAGAAAGTTCCAACTAATACTACAGGAGGATTATTTGATTTCTTCAAACATGGAGTATCATTACCTAAATTACAAGAAGGTAAATATACAGCTCAAATTATTAAGTATGAGCTAGTTAAACCAGAGAAAATAGATGGTAAACCATACATTAAATTTGAAATACAATTAGCTGATAGAGTTATTGTAGATAATAGATTTGATAAAGGCTTTCCAATTATGATTGAACAATTAAAGAGGCAATTAAATATAGAGGACCAAGAAGTTGTAGTACAAGCGTTCTTTGATGGATTAATTAAAGATAAAACTACTATAGATATTTGGGTATCATATGTTGAAGTTGAAGGTAAAGGCGTATTCAGAAATATTAATTATGAAGCACCTAGAGTATTAGCTCAATTTGATATAGAAGGTGAATCAACTAACATTGAAGAGGATACAGATGATGAACTAGATAGTGAAATCTAGACTAATAGGGGCAGAATTCTGCTCCTTTTTTGAATATCATTATTCCTCTAGCCACTATTTTCCAGTATATTTACTCGAATTTAGATAGATAATATACATGAGATGAATTATAATATATGTAAAACCAAAGAATAGTGAATAGGAGGATAAAGTTATGGATTATGGAGAAGTAATCCCTGGGCATGAAAAGTATTCTATTACAAGAGATGCGAAGGTTTGGAAAAATAGTGAACATTTATGCAGAGAAAATATTGATGCAGGAGGTTATCACTATGTTTATGTAGATGGTAAGAAAGAATACTTACATAAACTATTAGCAATAACATATTTACCTGCACCTAAAGATACTGATGAAAGAGTATACTTTAAAGATAAGAATAAGGATAATCTATCAATAGATAATTTATATTGGTCAGATTATAATTACGTTAAAGAACCTAATAAGATTGTAGTTAATTACTTAGTAGAAGTTACTTCAGGAATTAGATTTGATGAAGAACCTACACATGAAGGTATAATTGCTGAAGAGAAACAAGCCACATTTAATACCATGCAAGAAGTAAGTGATTTCTTTAATGTGGGTCGTAGAAGTGTATCTGCAAGTCTTAAAAAGAATAAAGTTATGCCTAGTTTATTAGAGGCAGGAATAATAAGCATAAGAAGAATGGAAAGGAAAATATATTAATTTGCTAGTTCTGAGGCATCTCTCAGAGCTTTTTTATTTTAAAAAGAAAACCATAAAAAATGAATAATAAAAAGGAGTATAACATGAAAATAAAAGATTTTATAAAGAAATATTTTCCTAATTTTAAAATTAATGGATTTGAAACTTATCGTTCTGATGATAATGAGCTATTCTATTTAATTAAATGCGAGAATAATATTGTTATAAATGTATCTGAAGAGGACTTAAAACAAGCCTCTTCAGATAATTATATGTACTAATTATCTCCTACCTTGAGAACGTTCATACTTATGATAAAAATTGTGGTGTTCCTGACATAAAGTAACAAGGTCCTCATCATTTTCATGACCTAAATTACTATAATTATTATGATGAACTACTAAATGGTCAGTAGCACCACATAATACACAATGTTTATCTCTGCTAATTATATGCTGTCTTAAATTACGCCAATGAGAGCCTTTTAAATAATCTTGATAATTAACAGGCGTAACTTTTTTCATTTTACCTAAATTACCTCTAAAGAACCCTATTACTATTAATACACAAAATGCTATTTCCCATAAAGACATATATACCACCTCTTAAATATATTATACGTCTTAAATAATTTAATATACATAGGAAACAATGTGAAAGGAGGTTAACTATGAAAAGAATAGAAGTAGTTAAGAACTTAGCTAAAATTGATACAGTATTAGCAGTTGCTAAAATAGGCACTAAATTAATATGTCCAGTAAAATTATTAGGCTTTGCTATACCACAATATGCTATTGCTATGATGTTTATGCCACTTGCTATTCCATTATTAATACCAAAGAAAGAGCAGAAAAAAGTACCACAAATTCCCTCTAAGACTAGGGTATGATTCTGAAAATAATCCTATTTACATCAATGGTAAAAAGTTTAATAGTATGCTCGTAGCAGGATTACAAGGACAAGGAAAAACAAAATTTGTAGAAGGATTAATGCAAGGACAACCTAATGTAATATTAATTAATTGTTTTGAGGATGATTTTAAAACTTTAAATGCTCCAAGAATTGTACATCAAGATGATATATTAAAATTCTTTAATAAACTATTAAAAGAAAAACCTAAACAACAATGCTTTATAGTTATAGATGAATTATTAACTTTATGTGATAATAAAGATATAAATAAAGCATTAAGAAGTGTACTTGCTATATGTAGACATTATAATTGGACCATAATAGGTATCTCTCAGAGATGTGAAAAAACTGAATTACCATTTAAAAACCTCTTCTTGTATAGAGTATGCTTCAGAATGATAGAAGAAAGTTCCTATAGAACTGTATTAGGTTTTAATAGAGATGCTGTAATAGATAGAGAACTCAAACCTAGAGAATTTATTTATGCAACTGAAGAAATAGGAGTTGGCACGACCTATGATGTTGGTAAATAAGGAGGTTAATAATGGAAGTCTGGAAAGATATTAAAAACTACGAAGGATTATATCAAGTAAGCAACAAAGGTAATATCTATTCTATAAGAAAAAATAAACTATTTAAATTAAATACAAATAAATTTGGTTATTATTGTGTAAGTCTATATAAAAATAGTACAACTAAAACGTATTACGTTCATAGATTAGTTGCTGAAACATTTATACCAAATCCAGATAATAAACCAGAAATAGACCACATAGATACTATTAAAACTAATAATAGAGTTGAAAATCTTAGATGGTGTAATCATAAAGAAAATATGAATAATACTACATCTCATAAGCATTACAATAAAAGAGCTGTAAAATGTACTACAACTAATAAGGTTTTTAATTCAAGTAAAGAAGCTAGTAGATATTACAATATTGCTGATAGTAATATTATAAGAGCTTGTAGAAATCCTGATAAATACTGTGGTATATCAGATAATGGTGAACCATTGTATTGGGAATATGTTCTTTAATTTTTATAAATTTCTATGTGTCTATCTGAATATCTATCTATATAACTGCACATACTATTATCGTAAGGAGTTGATGGTATATGGCAAAAATAATGACAAAATACAGATTAGAATTAGTAAAGGAAGAATCTCATAAGTATGAAGTTGAAACTAGAATAAGCTGTCCTAAAGATGTTTATGAAGTTCTAACTAAAGTATGCAGAATACAATGCAATACTGAAGAGGTATTTATACTAATAACATTGAATACTAAAAATATAGTTACTGGATATTTTGAAGTGCATAGAGGAACAATTAATACTTCATTAGTACATCCAAGAGAAGTATTTAAAAGAGCTTTACTAAACAATGCAAGTAACATCATGGTAGCTCATAATCATCCAAGTGGTGATCCAAACCCTAGCAAAGAAGATATTCAAATAACTGAAAGACTTAAAGAAGCAGGCAACTTATTAGGAATAAATTTACTAGACCACATAATAGTAGGTGAAGATAAATATATAAGTTTAAAAGAAAAAGGAGTTTTATAATTAAGGAGAGGCTTAGACCTCTTCTTTACAAAGGAGGAGAGAGAGTAATCTCTCTTTTTATTATTTACAAAGTTACCATAATAAGTATAAAATAAAAAGGAAAACCAAAAAAGGTGAATAAAGTTAAAGGAGGTGTACAGATGGAAGAAATTAATTTCTCTTCAGATGAGTTACAACTTTTAATTGATAACACTAGATATTCTATAGCAAAGGATGCAAGAAAATTAATAAACCTTGAAGAGGAAACACAGCCTACAAGTTATAGAATCACAAAAGAAAGAAGTAAAAGAAACTCAGAATTATTAATAAAATTATTCAAAATAAAAAACAGTTAAAGAAAAGAAAACCAAAAAAGGTGAATAAATCAAAAAAATATTAAATAAAAAGGAGATTGAAAGATTTATGAAAATTCAAGTTTTACAAAACACAATGGTTATCACATCAACTTTAAAGGTAGACCAAATTAAGGAGTTATCAGCTAACAATAGAGCAGCTTTAGCAATTTCAGATGAAGAAGGAAATGAAATTTTCTCAGTTGCATATTCAGAAGTTGGTGGTTCAGCTAATAAGTATGGTATCTCATTTAATACAGTTGGAGAAAATGGAGAAGCAGTTTTAGCAGTTCAAGTTATAGTAAGAGATAGAACAACTATCAAAGAAGATTTAGCAAAGCAATTTAGAGAAATTTTAATATACTTACCAATGATAGAAGTACAAGCTGTTACAGCTTTAGAAGCTATGGCAGTTGAAATAGAAGAGCTTAAAAATAATATTGAGGTTATAGGATAGGAGGTAGAAAATTATGATCCAAGTTACAGTAGGAACAAACACAAATAGAAGAAGAGTAAATGTAGACCCTAATTTAACAGTTAAGGAAGTTTTAGAACAAAACAATGTTAATTACTCAGCTACTACAATTCATTTAGATGGCGCTCCACTTAATGCTACTGAAATAAATTCTACTTTCACAGATTTAGGAATTGATTCAGATTGCTATTTACTTTCTATAGTTAAAGCTGAAAATGCTATAGATTAATATATAGGGGAGCTTCGGCTCTCCTTATAACAAAGGAGGTAACATTTTGTTTGAAAATGCTAACTTAAATCATATAAATCAAACTTTAGAAGGACTTAATATAGATGAATATAATTTTCTAAAAGAAAATGTAGGTTATATTTCTACTTATAATGCTAGTAATTATTCAGCAGAAGATGTTTTATGGTCTAATGATACAGAAGTAATGTTTAATATTATGAACACTATACTAAAATTCAGAAATGTTAGACTAAGATTTAATTCTATGTATTACAGAAGTGTAACTTCAAATAGAGAAAGACTAAAAAGTGAAATAAAAGATACAGCTAGTAATGTAACTAATATACTTTATTTTCCTACAGGAATAGTAAGAGTTATAAGTTACTTAAAAGATGAAGAAAAATTAATATCTGATGAAAACAGATTAAAAAATATAGAATTAACTTTAATAGAAGATGGAAAACATATAGTTAAAATTTATAAATACAATGAAAAAACTTTTATATTTACTAATAATTATTCATGGAATTTCTTAAGAAAAATAATATCTTTAATTCCTATATTTAATAATATTGAATTTGAAGAAGAGGAAGTTAAAGATATATTTAAATACTATGGTGCTTTAGATTATGAAAATTGGATAGCATCTATAAATAAATGGTATGCTAAACACAATTTCAGAAAAGAATACGTAACAAAAAATCTAAAGACATTATTTGAAGCTCAAGTAAATAGAAAAAAAGAAAATATAATTAACTCAATAGAAAATAAAGAAACTAGAATATCAGAATATGAAGATATATTAGCTAAACTTTATAAAGAAGTTAATGAATTAAAAAATACTATAAGATTAATGGCTTTAATGCCTGATTATTCAGAAATAGTAAATAGCAATATTGATTATTTAATCAATAACAAAATTTTAAAAGTATTACATGTATATCAAAATAGCAGCAAATTACTAATACAAGTTAATGCTCCTGCTAAATACTATGATATTAAATACCTTGAAAAATATTTTGATAAAGGTACAGTAATAAGCTATGACAATGTAAAGAGATTGCTAAAAGAAATTTATATAGATAATTTATACGAACTAATATTTGCAACAAAATTTGTAGTTAATATTGAAGATTGCAGAGTAAATGCTACAGACCAAGATAATAGAAATTTAGGTGGTTTCCCACATCCTCATATAATGAGATATAACTGTTGGGGAGATAACAAGACTTATATTTGTAAAGCATTAGCAGAACAAGATACTATAGGAGCTTTAGAACAATGTATAGCAGCTTGTTATAATTTAAACTTCTCTGATGCAATTGTAGTAGAAAGAATGTCTTGTGACTTAAATTCAAAATATAAAAATATAAGATGTATTAAAGATAAAGAAGGTAATTTATTTACACCTTCAGAAATTTATAGAAAATATAAAGAAGAGGAAAAGGAGCAAGAAAATAATGAAGTATATAACAGTACCGAAAGCTAATGAAGAAGATATAATAAAACAATTTAAAGACTACATGGCTAAGCATAAATCTAATACTGGAAAAATTAATTTCTCTTATGATTATGCTAAACCTGTTTTTAAAGGAAAGAAACCTAATGTAGTATTCACTTCTGAAGCATGGCTTAAAATTAATGCTTTAGTTGATAACTGCTCTACAGAAATAGGTTGGCATGGAGTTGTAGAAAAAAAGAAAAATGTATTTTATATAACTGATGTATTAGTTTATCCTCAAAAAGTAACAGCAGCTACAGTAAGTGCAGATGATAAAGAATATCCTAAATGGTTAATGAATATTCCTGATGAAACTTTTAATAAAATTAGGATGCAAGGTCACTCTCATGTTAATTTTGGTGTTACTCCTTCAGGTACAGATAATGATTTCTATAATAAGTTGCTTCAAAATATGGATAAAGATGAATTCTATATCTTTATGATTATCAATAAAAGAAAAGAATTAAATGTTTGGATTTATGACTTTAAGAGTAATATCATATTTGAAAAAGCAGATATTTTAGTCGATGTATTAACTTCTAATGGCTTATTAAATAAATGGTATGAAGATGCTTATACAGAATATATAACTGAAGAAAAATACCAAGTAACTAATATAGGTTCTCATTGGAATAAAGGTGGAGCTTCTAGAAATATAAACTTTAGTGACTATGATGATTACTACTATGGGAGGTACAGATAATGGATTTAGCAAAGCAATCAGAATACTTTAATCCTATTAATGTAACAGATGAAATTCATATTATAGGTTTAGGAGCTATAGGTTCAACATTAGCAGAGCAATTAGCAAGAATGGGATTTACTAATTTCTATATATATGATTTTGACCGTATAGAAGAAAAAAATATAGTTAATCAAAACTTCTATATGAGTGATGTATTAGATGCTAAAACAGATGCAATAATGCAATTAATAGCAAATATAAATGAAGAAGCTGTTGTTCATGCAGAACACAATGGTTATACTGACCAACCTCTTAAAGGTTATGTGTTCTTATGTGTAGATAGTATAGAACTTAGGCATAAAATAGCTGAGGAAAACAAATATAACTTACAAATTAAAGCTATGTTTGATTTCAGAATGAGATGCACAGATGCTCAGCATTATGCTACTAAATGGAATGATTATAAGAAGAAAGAAAACTTCATTAAATCTATGGAATTTACTTCAGAAGAGGCTAAAGAAGCAACACCAGTAAATGCTTGTGGTGGAGCTTTAAATGTTAGATATACAGTAACTACTATAGTATCTTATGGTGTAGCAAATTTCATATCATTATTAAAATTTGATAAATTAAAATCTTTAATACTAATTGATATGGAGAGCTTTGATTTAACTTGTATGTAACTTATAAGAAGCCTAAAAAATCTATGCCTTATGGAGAAATCTATGAGGCACTTTTATTACAACAAGATATAACACCATTAATAGATACTTTCCAAGAATATAATACTATAATTTTAGATGCTAATGAAAACTTTGATTTATATGAAAGATACCAACTAGATAAAATGGTAGATAGATTAAAAAGACTAGCTTATAACTGCTCATTAGTAAATGACCTATCTTATCACACTTTTCAAATTCCAAAAGCAAGTGGAGGATTTAGAGAAATATCAGCTCCAAATGATGAACTAAAAACAATGCAAAATAAAATTAAAATTGCATTTGAAAGAAATTTATTTTTATTACCTTCTAATAATGCTCATGGATTTACTTATAATCGTAATACTAAAACAGCTTTAGAACAACATAAAAATAATAATTCTAAATGGTTTCTGAAAATGGATATAAAAGACTTCTTTCCATCATGGAATAAGGAGTTAATTCTTAATCAATTACAAGGTATATTTCCTTTCACTTATTTACTACAAAATCAAGAGGCAGAAGAGGCAATAAATCAAATACTAGATATATGCTTACTAGATAATAAATTACCTCAAGGTTCACCAGTATCTCCTCTTCTAACAAACATACTAATGATACCATTTGATTACGAGATACAAAACTCTCTCCCAAAAGATTATATTTATACTAGATATGCAGACGATATTCTAATATCTTCCATGTATAATTTTAATTGGCAAAATATACAAAGTATGGTAGAATGTATAGTATCTCCATTACTTGTAAAAAGAAGTAAAACGAGATATAGCTCTTCCAATGGTAGGAATTGGAACTTAGGATTGATGTTAAACAAAGACAATAGCATTACAATAGGTTGGAGGCAAAAGAAATTGCTGAAAGCTACTCTTACGCATTACGCACTAACTGATTCCCCAAACATAAATAAACATCAACTCCTAGGTCTAATTTCTTACTATCATATGGTAGAGCCAAAATATATAGATTACCTATTAGATAAATATTCAAATAAATTTAACAAAGACTTTAGACATTTGATTTAAAACCATTAGTAATTTCCTTAAAGGAGCATTTAGGTTTTACCAAATGTAAGATGATATATAACCCAAAATACAAGAGGCAGACTCAATAGCTGTTTTCTCAGGACTGCCCTCCCACAAAGTTCAGTCCCAAGAAACACAGCTCTAGATTCTTCCTCTCTACTCAATGACAAGTGATGGTTTTAATTGTTAGTAATACTCTTCGGAGGCTTCTAGGTATAACCAGAAGTAAAACAAAATAAAACTCTAACAAAAGGCTAGGTACACAGGAGTTCAAACTTCCTTTTCCAGATGTTACACTCCACTACGTTTCGCGCTTCATCTGGAAACCGAAGTTGCACACCTGCGACCTATCTCCCAAAACCAGTAACAATTATAACTATAGCAATACTCATTTAGAGGTATCTAGGTTTTACCAGATATAAAAGCAGATTCTAATAACACTACTCGTAATCCATACAGCTTGACGGCAAACGGATCTAGGCAAGATCCTCTTGCCCGTCACAGCTTCAGGATTTCCAACAAAATTCTCAGTATAGTTATTAAATAAGAAGGTGATATACTTGCACAAACAAGCAAAACAACGTTGGTATGAGATACAATTTTATTTATTTTGCAACCAAATAACAAATGAATTTAATAAAGATTTAAGAGTTGTACAAAAGATAATAGATGGCTTAGAGCTATATGGTAACTATAATGCTGATTATGTTAAAAAAGCTTGTGTACAAATATTATCTGATATGAGATATAAACCAAGTAAAAAAGAAATAATAATATTAGCTCACTTCTCTGAAGATGCTCTAGCTCCTATTATAAAAACTATAGGTTCATGTAATAAAACTGCTTATAAATATATACATGAATATAAAGAAAATCCTATATTTATAATGCCTAGATTAGAAAAAGATACACTTACAGAAGTTATTTCATTTATGGAAACTTATAAAAAACTGAAAGGAGTATTAAAGGTATGAATCAGCAAGATAAAAAAGACCTTTGGGAAGTCCTTAAAACATTAGGTGAAAATGGATTAGTAATGAACCATTATGAGTTAGAAGCTAAAACAAAAATTCCTAATGAAGTATGGAAAGATTTTTTAAATGAACCAGAAGTATCAGATTGGATACGCTCTGAAATATCTATCCTAAGAAAAGCTGAACTTAATAAAATGGTTAAAGGAGTTAGTGATAGTAGATCAGTAGGTCAAGCTCAATTAATGACTACATTACAAAAGCTTGATGAAAAATCAACAAGTAAAGAAGGTCCTATATTTGTTTACTGTTATATACCTTTAAGCTCTGAACAAGCACAAGCAGAAAACATACAGATATTAGACCATGACCCATTTTTAAAAGAATAAGGAGGCACACACATGGAAATAAAAGAATTTCAATTAAAATCTACAAGAACATTAAATATGGAATCAAGTAAGGAACAACTAATATCAAATATGATATTTGGAGCAAATGGAGAATTAGGAGAGGTAACAGATATTCTTAAAAAGCACCTATTCCACTATCATAAATTAGACCAAGGACATTTAGCAGAAGAGATTGGAGATGTGATGTTCTATTTAGTTAACCTAGCCACTATATTCAACTTCAATATGGAAGATATATTACAAGCAAATGTCGATAAATTAAAAAAGAGATACCCAGATGGATTTACAGCTAAAGCAAGTATAGAGAGAGTTGATGTAAATGCCAGAGCTTAGACCTTATCAAAAAGAAGATGTATTATTCTTAGAGAAATTAGATGCAGTAGGTATATTTAATGAAATGAGAACTGGTAAAACTCCAACAGCTCTTATGACATTAGTAAGAAAAAAATGTTCTAAAAACATTATAGTAGCTCCTGCATCTACTTTATATCAATGGAAAGAAGAATATGAAAGATGGACTAATCAACCATGTATAATTCTTGCAGGAACTCCAAAAAAAGTAGATAAAGCTATCTCTGAATGGACACATGGAGCAGTTATTTCGTATGACCTCTTCAAAGATACTAGCTCAAGAGTAGGAAAAGTACATCAAATATTAAAAGCTAAACCAGATGCAATAGTATTAGATGAAGCACATAAAATTAAAAATCCTAAAACAGATGTAAGTAAATCTGTTTTTTTATGTACAAAAATACCAGTAAGATTAGCTCTGACAGGAACTCCTGCACCAAATAAGCCACATGAAATATATTCTATATTACATTTCCTAAAGCCAGAAACCTATAAAAGCTATTGGGGATTTATAGATAATTATTTTTATAAATATAATTCATATGGTAATGGAAGAACGTTCTTAGAAGTAGGTAGCTTCAAACGAGGCAAAGAATTAGAATTACAAAAAATATTAGCTGAGTTTTGTACATCTAGAAAACGTAAAGATGTAATGCAATGGCTACCAGAGAAAGATTATATAAATGTTAAGCTTGATGTTACAAAAGAACAAAGTAAGTATCTAAATGAACTTGCTAAATACTTTGAAACAGAGCATATCATTACACAAGGTATATTGGATAGACTTATGAGATATAGACAAATATGTTTAGACCCAGAGATATTAGAACTTAAAGGTAAATCTCCTAAGTTTGAATATATAACTCAATATATTAAAGATAATCCAAATGAGCCTATATTAATATTTTCTAAGTTTAATAGTTTCTTATATAAACTAGAAAAATTTTATAATAAAAACTGCAGGATAATAAATGGAACAACTACATCAAAAGAGAGAAACCAAATAAAGGGTGATTTTCAAAAAGGAAAGTTTGATATCCTTTTACTTCAAATTGATGCAACTAAAGAAGGTTTAACTCTTGATAGAGCTGAAACAATTATCTTCGCTGATAAATACCCACCAGTAAGTGATTTACAACAAGCAGAAGATAGATTTGTAGCAACTACAGAAGCTAGAAAAAATAAGCCACATACAGTTATTTCATTAATGATGAAAGATACTTATGATGAAGTAATAGAACACATGATTAAAGAAAGAAAATCAGAAACAGATATTATTAACAACTTTAAAGAATTTATAAAAAGGAGTGAAATAGATGTCTAATGCTCTATTCAAATTTGAAAAAGCTAGAAGAGAAAAATGTAAGGCTTCAATAATGATTGAAGGTTTAACTGGAAGAGGAAAATCTGGACTAGCTTTATTAATAGCTTATGGTTTAACTAATGATTGGAACAAGGTATTTGATATTGATACAGAAAATAAATCAGCAAATTTATTCGTAGGTATAGGTTGCAGTAATGGTGATACCTTTGGTGAATTTAATGTAGGACAACTTACACCAGATATAGGATTTAAACCTACTAATTATTTAGCTTTCAAAGATGTAGCAGTACAAAATGGAGCTGAAGTAGTTATTGAAGATAGTATATCTCATGCTTGGAATTACAAAGGTGGTATTCTTGACCTTCTTAATGAAGCTAAAGCAAAGAACACTAGATTTGCTAAAGACAGTTATGCAGCATGGTCTGATGAAACTGTAGCAAAAGAAAAGAATGAATTATTACAATTACTTCGTGATCCAAGATGCCATGTAATTACTACAGTAAGAGTTAAAGAAAAAATGGAATACTCTTATGATACTGATGGAAAAGCAAAATTAGTTTCTTTAGGTGAACAACAAATTCAACAAGCTGATTTAAAATATGAACCAGATTTAGTTCTTCATATGCTTAAAGCAGGAAAGAACAAGAATGGAGTTGTATCACATCCAGTTGCTAAAGTAATTAAATCTAGATATGCAATATTTGATGAAGGAGAAGAATATGAATTTACTCCTGCATTAATAGAACAATTAAGAAAATATCTAGATGAAGGAATTGACCCTACTGAATTATTAGAACAACAAAGACAAGATTATATAGCAGCAGTTACAGAATATCTAAATGAACATCCAAATGCTAAGAACATATGGAAAGTTCTTAAAGCTGATGCAGGATATAAAGATACTAAACTTACTGAAATGCCTTTAGATGCTATTAAGCATATCTATATAAAATTAATTGACTAGGAGGTCATTATGGAACAAGAAAAAATTGAAGTTACTGAAGAAGTTAAAGAAATTAAAGAAACTAAAATGAGAGATGAAGAAACTCTTGAAAAATTAAATCCTAAGAAAATGAATCAAAAAGAGTTAGTGTTTATGTTAGGAAAATGTAGAGCTGAAAGGGACCATGCTTTAGATAGCTTAGAAGCAACTAAAAGAAGTGCTGAACAAGCATTTAAAAAAGCTAGAGAAACTGAAGAAGCTTATAATAATTTATTAGCACAAGTAAATCAAACTTATGGCTTCATAGATAGAGCTACAGAAAATTTCAAAGAAAGTATTAGTTTAGTTATTAAAGGGAGGATGTAACTATGAGTATTAATTTTGACACATTACCAAGTGATAAACCATTCCAAACACCAGAACCAGGATGCTATATAGGACTTATTGAAAAGGCTGAAATGAAACAACCTAAAGATACTTCAAAACCAATGTATTTAAATTTACAAATTGCACTTACAGATGCTCAAGGTAAAAGCCATGGTAAAGTATTTGATATAATTACTGAATCTGAGCAAAGTTTAGCAAGATACAAATTAGGTAGATTTATAAAAGCTTTAGAATTAGATCTTACTGGAGAAATGGAACTTAAAGATTTAACTAAGATTGTAGTTAATAAGAAATTCTTAGTTGATATTACAGTTAAAGCAGATATGAAAAATATAGATAGAGCTACTGTAGATGCTTTGAAAGATGAAATATATTATCCAATGAGCCAAGCTCAAGAAAAGATTGGTCTAGCAGTAGAAGAAGCAGGTATCTGGGGTTCAGATGCAGAAGATGCTAATTCTGACCAACCTACAATAACTGATGAAGAATATTAAAAATGAGCTTCTTTTCAGAATTTTTTGGTATATGTGATGGGGTCAAAGAAACTGCTGTATGTTGTCCCTTTCCACATTATACCTCTTCTGGAATACCTTATTTAGAAGCAAATCCAAGTGCAAGTGTTAATACTTTAGACAGTAAAAATTGTGTATTTCATTGTATGCGTTGTGGAGCAGGATATAGTGAACTTCAATTTATAGAACAATATTTTGGATGTTCACTTATCCAAGCTAAAAAATTATTAAGAGCATTTAATTCACATGAAGATGTTGCTCAATGGCAGAATGATACTACTTTAACTAAAGAAACTAAAGAAAAAGCACTTGCTTTAGGTTATTCAGAAGAAGTAATAAGTTTATTGAAACTCGCTACAAAACCAGGAGGAGAGCAATTAATTTGTTATCCTGTATTCATGTATGGTCACTTACTTGACATAAGAATTTATAATCCAGATAAAAAACCTAAAATTAAATCAAGAGCTAATGCTCCTTCTGGATTAATAATACCTTTTGACACTTGGAAAGATTCTAATAAGATAACAGTTATATGTGCAGGTGAAAAAGATATGGCTATAGCAAGAACTAAAGGTTTTAATGCTATAACCATAACTGGTGGTGAACAAAGTTTACCTATTTGTCCTAAATTATTTACAGATAAAAAGGTAGTTATTTGTTATGACAATGATGATGCAGGAATAACTGGTGCTAATAAATTAGCAACTTGTTTATATCAATATACTAAGGAAATTAAGGTTTGCACAAATTTCCATGAAATTTGTGCAAATAAAGGAGAAGATATATATGATTTCTTCACAAAATATGATAAGTCTAAAAATGATTTAATAGAGTATTTTAATAAAACTCCAAACTTTGAACCTTCTGAAGAAAATAAATATGTATCTTATCCCGTAATGAATTTAGCTTCAGCTACTAATCCTAAGTATGTTAATAAACTTGTAAGAAGCAATATACAAGTAGTTGCTGTATCTGACCAATCATTCTTATGCCCTTCAGAATTAATACTAGAGAAATATAAAATATCTGGTAATAATGATACCATGATGAAAGGTGACTTTAAAGATTGGCAATTATCAGATGATAATGTAGAAAATATATTACACATGATGGATAGTAATTTTAAAGAAGAAAATATATTAAAAAATTTAAAAACTTTAAAAAGAATACCAAATGAAAGATGTGTAAGACTTAAAGTTCTGAAAAATGTAACAGTATATAAATGCTTTGTTACTGATATGTTTGAAACTACAGAAAAAGATGCACAACCTATGGAATTTATGGCTTACTCAGTAGGTTGTAAATTGGATAGTGGAAAGAAATATCAAGTAACTTATAAACTAACTCCACATCCTTACAAAGGTCAACAGTTAACTATGCTAATAACTAATGCAGTTCAAGCTAATGATTCTGTAAGTGATTTTGCTTTATCTGAAGAAACTATAGATAAACTAAATTACTTCAGATACTTACCAGGAAATGTAGAAAGAAAAATGGATAAGTTAACTGAAAAGGTAAAAGGAATAATAGGCTATAATGGTAATGAAACTCTTATACAAACTATAGATTTAGGATTTAATACTCCTTTACAATTTAATTTTGGAAACTATAAAAATATAAGAGGTTACCTTGATATACTACTTGTATCTGAATCCAGAGTTGGTAAATCAAGTACAGCAGATGCTTTAAGAAAAACTTATCAACTCGGTACTATTACAAGTTTAGCAGGAAACGCAGCAACCATTCCTGGATTAGTTGGTGGTTCTAATAAAACTGCTAATGGTTATCAAACCAGAGCAGGAATTATACCTCAGAACCATAGAGGACTTATAATATTTGAGGAGTTTGGTAAATCTAATCATACAGTTATTACAGAACTTACTGATATTAGAAGTTCCAATGAAGTTAGAATTACCAGAGTAGCAGGAACTATAACTCTTCCTGCAATGGTAAGAATGATTTCATTAACTAATCCTAAAACTCAACCTAATGGAGCTGTAAAATCTATTGCAAGTTATCCTAATGGAATAACATTAATTACTGAATTAGTTAATGCTGCTGAAGATATAGCAAGATATGATTTAATTACTATCATAGCTGATAAAGGAAATACAAATATTGACCCATTCTGGCAACCAGAAGAACCATTTCCTGAAGAGGCTTATCAAGCTAGAATTAGATGGATATGGAGTAGAACACCAGAACAAATAATTATAGATAAAGAAGTATGTTTATATATTCTTGAAGTAGCAAATGCTCTGAACAAATTATATTCTTGCCATATTAAAATATTTGGTACAGAAGCATGGAAAAAGCTGACTAGATTATCTGTAGCAATAGCAGGATATATAGTATCCACAGATGATACCTATGAAAACATCATAGTAACTAAAGAAATAGTAGATTATGCCTTTAGCTTCTTTGTAAGAATATATGATAATGATACTTTTAAACTAAGAGAATATGTAGAAAATGAAAGAAGATATACTACAGTAGATAAAGACTCAATAGATGCTCTTCAAAATTTCTACATGAAACACGCTAGTATAGTTAGAACTTTAGAACAATATGCTTCAACTACTAAATCAGTATTAGCAAGTGGATCTGGTCTTAATAATGATGACCTAAGCAAAGCTCTAAATATATTAAGCACTAAATATTTCATAAGATTTCATGGTAATGAAATAATACCAACTGAAAGATTTAGATTAGCTCTTGCTAAAATAAACAGAGATACTGATGTACCAGAACTAGGTACATTAATAAATGATGATGAAGATTGTCCTTTCTAGGAGGTACAGAATGTTAAAATTAATATGGCATACAACTACTATAAAAACTAATAAACAAGCTAACGATATGGTTAGCTTGTTTAAATCTATACAACCAAAGATAGGTGGCTTCGATACTGAAACTACTGGACTTCATATCATTACTGATAAGCCATTCTTATTTCAATTTGGATTCATTCATCCTAATATGAAAGAAGGATATTCCTATGTTGTAGATATTGAAAAACAACCTAACTTATCCAGAGCAGTAATAAAAGTTTGGAATAAGTTAGCTGAAAAATTAGAAATATATTTAGCTCATAATATTAAATTTGATTTGAATATGTTAGAGAACTATGGGGAACCATATAGATATGAGAATGTATCTGATACCATGTTCTATATCAGATATGCACATGATGCTTTAACTCCTGCAAATGGTGGACCACCTTTAGGACTTAAAGAATATGCAAATAAATATATAGATGGTAATGCCAAATACCATGAAAAACTTCTACAAAATGAAAAAACTGATATAGTAAAAGAGTTAAACAGTAAACTTAAAATGCGTTTAGGTATAACTCTAAAAGAAATAAAAGATATATTCTCTGATAAAATTTTAGATTACTCAGATTTAAAAGAGCCAATAAGAACTAAATACTTAGATTGGTTATCTGAAGATGTTCCTATTTATATTCAACCTAAAGTAGATAGTTTAATTACACCAGATATGATTCCATATAATGTACTTAATAGAGAAAACATTATTAAATATGGGCATTACGATATAATTTATTTATTAGAAATTTATTTAACTACTGCTCCTGTAGTACAAGCTAGAGGTAATCAAATTGGTATTGAATTTGAAAATAAACTTATTTATCCTCTTCTTGAAATGGAAAGAACAGGCTTTAATGTAGATAAAGATTACATTGAAACTTCTAGGATTAAATTAAAAAACTATATAATTCAACGTAGAGCAAGACTTCAAGAAATATCTGGACAAGCTTTCTCTATAGGACAACATGCTCTTATTAAAGAGATATTTAAATCTAAATTTGGAATAGAACTTATTAGTACAAATTCTGATGAAATAGATTTATTAAAATCTCAATTAATAAGAGAAGGAGACCATGAAGAGGCAGTTGAATTTATAGATTTAATTCAAGAACTTAGAACTTTAGAAAAATGGTACTCAACTTATATAATAAGATTTAAGAAAGATTTAGTTAAACATGATAGATTATATACTACTATAAATCAAGTAGGTACTGTATCTGGAAGAGTTACTTCAGATTTTCAACAGTTCCCTAAAGACGGTATATTATCTGTAAATGGTGAAGAATTATTTAAACCTAGAAGAATGATTAAAACTACAGGAGGAAAATATAATGCTATCGTCTATTTGGACTTCTCTCAGATTGAGCTTAGGTTCCAAGCTCTATACACTATACTCGTTGGTAATCCTGATACTAACTTGTGTAGGGCTTATATGCCTTATAAGTGTATTAATAATGATGGCATTAGGTTTGACTATTCTAACCCTGACCATATACGTCATTGGGAAGATGAATGGTATTACGAAGAAAATCCTACAGAGCATTGGGTAGCAACTGATGTACATGGTGCTACTACAGAACACGCTTTCGGGATTACTAAAGAACATCCAGATTTTAAAAAATTAAGATACATTGGTAAGAGAGTTAATTTTGCGAAAAACTATGGCGCTCAGAGAGGCAAGATAAGACAAATGTTCCCTGAGTATGATGAAGAACAAATAACTAAAATTGATGAAGCTTATTATAAAGCTTTCCCGGGAGTTAAGCAGTATCACGAATATTGTTATCAAAGAGCAAGTTATTATGCCTATACTCAAAATTTATTTGGAATAAAATATTATGGAGTTAATGGGCATAAGCTTATTAATATGTTAGTTCAAGGTAGTGCTGCTTTCTATCTCAAAATGAAGATTAGAGAGCTTTATGAATTTAGACACAAACATAATTTAAAGACTAGAATACAAATGCAAATACATGATGAACTTTCATGGGAATACAATTCTGAAGATGATCCAAAAATATTTTTTGAATTTCAGAAAATAATGCAAGATTGGGATGATGCTCTAGTTCCAATAGTAGCTGACATGGAAGTTACTACAACAACATGGGCTGAGAAAAAAGATGTAAATAATTTAGAGGAGTTGAAAGAAAAACTTGAAGAAATATAATTATGTATTGGCTCTTGACCCAAGTGGAAATTTCCATGAGGGCAAGGGTACAACAGGATATTGTTTATTAGATGCTAATGAAAATAAAATAATTGAATATGGCTATATACCCTCTTCCGATTTTGATTCGATAGAGAGTTACTGGTATGCTCATATTAAATTATTAAATAGATTATGTACAAAAAGTACAATGTTAGTGATTGAAGATTATCTATTATACGGAAGTAAAAAGGATAATCAAATTAATTCACGTATGGAAACTCCAAAACTTATAGGAGCTTTACAATTACATTGCTACAGAGAACACATTGATTATATATTACAACCTGCTTCTGAAGTAAAAAATAGATGGACAGATGAAATTCTAGACCATAAAGGTTACTTCTGTATAGTAGGTACTGGTACTAAAATCAATGGTAAATATATATCTAAGCATACTAAAGATGCTATTAGACATGCTGTTCATTTTAATACATTTAAAAATAATTAAAATAAAGGAGAGATTAATATGTATTTTTTAGCACATGTAAATTTATTTAAAAATAGGAGAATGACTTTTGAGAGCAATACAAAAGAAAAAGTATTAGAACTCATTAAAGCAGCTACTACTCCTGAAAAATTAAAGGACGACTTTGTTATAAGCGTTCAATTATATAAAGTTGAATTTATAGAACAAATTTCATTAGACGAAGAACCTAGCAATACTGAGGAGTACAACGAATATGGAAATTAGTCTAATATTAAATAATAAACAAGTTTTTGAAAAATCAATAAATAAACTAACTGTTTTAAAAGTGGTAGTGACATTACTCTTAATAATGAGTAATCCTGCTTTTAAAACTGTTCCAAATATATTAAGGGTATAGGAGAATTAAAATGAAAAACAGTATTTATTATCAAACCTTGGACAACAACAATATATCAGAAATTCCTGATAGTGTCAACATTGATTATGGGAATGTTGGTAATGCTCAAATACAAGCAGTAGATGAAGCTAAACAAGAAGTACCTTTAGATGTATCAGGATTACCAATAAAGGTTATACTAGAGAATATAGGAGCATTACCAAATGAAATGTATGCTCTTGTAAGAAGAAATGGTTTTGGTGCATCTGACAGCTCTGTGCTGTTAGGTGTTAATCCTTATAAGAATATTAATGAGCTTATAAAAGAAAAAGCTACTATGACTATTTCTGAAGAGGAAAAAGAAATAGGAACTAAAGTAGCAGTTAGAAAAGGAAATGATCTAGAACCTTTAATAATAACTAAGTATGAAAAATATTTTGGAACTAAAACTATCAAACCAATAGATATGTATGAGTTCAAAGAATATCCATATCTTAAAATAAACTTTGATGGTGTTACTCATACTTCAAATAAGAAACCATTTCCTGTAGAAATTAAAGTTGCTACTCAATGGGGAGAAAAACATTATAATCCTGCTAAAGCTATCTTCTCAGAAGGAGTAGGCTTTGGTCCATTACCAGAGAATGTATCAACAAAAAACTGGTCAATAGAAACTAAAGCTGCTTACTATGGAATACCACCTTATTACTATACACAAGTTCAACAAGAAATGATGGGTTGTGATGCAGAATATGGACATCTTTGTGTTCTATTTGATAGAAGTTGGTTAATTCATGTATTCCATATATGGAAAGATGAAAGAGTTCAAAATGATATTATCCTTAATGGATATAAAGCTTGGGAACAAGTCAAAGTTCTGAGAGAAGCTAATGGTTGGATAGATATAGAAGGTAATGATATTTTTGACAAAGCAAAAGAAGCTCTGAAAGGCAATTCAGAAGCTCCTAGAAAAAACTTACAAGAAAGTATAAATGAAGCAGTAAAAATTGACGATTTAGAATAATGTATATACATGACTGCGTATTTTGTCCTACTTCGGTAGGACTTTTTTTTTGAGTATGTTTGTAAAGCTAGTAATATAGCCATTCTTAAATTTTACTGCGTATATTACCGAAAGTACGCAAGAATGTTGCCACAATTTGTAGTATTGTTTTGTGTATACATTTTGTGATAACATTATATTATATAGTGAGGTGATAAAAAATGATAAGAATTAAGCGTGAGGAAAAAATTGTAATTAGATGTACAGCTCGTGAAAAAGAAGTAATTAAAAATCTCGCAAATGAAAAAGGATTAGAAGTTTCTAATTTTATAAGATATTTAATTGAGCAATATAAAAAGGAGAATTAGCTCTAGTCCTTTTTCATTCCCTATGGAATTTATGGTATAATATAGTTTATGTGGGAGGTGATAGTAATGCGAGAAAAAAATATAAAAAAAGTAATAATTAGTGCAGAAGAAAAAGTTAAATTGAATTTCACAGATATATTAATAATAGTTATAACTTTTAGTATGGTATTTTTTACAGGAATGTTTTCTACTGTAATGAGTAATTGGCAAATGTTTTTAATAAGTATACCATTATGCGGTTTAATACATTGTATTATAAGGATGCTAAATAATAAATTAGCTCAAGCATATTACGAAGGAACTATAGACATTATAGAAGTAATTGACGAATATGAAAGAAAATTATAGTGACTTATCTGATAAAGAATATAAATTATTAAAAGTAATAAGTTACAAATTACAGAATAAAAAACGATTAGTTATAAATGAATTCACACTCGCTAGAATAATAGATGTATCACCAGATAAAATATACTGGTATCTAAAAAGATTAAAAAGATTAGGATATATAAAATTATATAAAAGAGTAATGTTTAAAAACATAATAACTTATTGTGAAATATTAAATAGAGATGATGTAAAGATATTTAAAAGAAAGGAGTAGAGTATTCTATTCCTTTTCTCTTTATATATACTTTCTATTTATATATATTTTATATTTATATATATTTTAGGGTAAAAAATTTTTACTCCCCCCGTAAAATAATTTTACCCCTAGGGGGAAAAAATTTTTACACCCCCAGTAAAATAATTTTACTCCCCCCATAAAAATTTTTTACTGGTATTTTAAATTTGTAAAATATAGTATATTATATTATTAGAAAGGAGGTTAATAAGTTGGATGAACAAATAATATTTAAAGAGAAATGGGGAAGTTATAGTGTACCATATGCTTTTAGAGATAGAATGGATTTAAAACCTATGGAAAAATATATGTATGAAGTAATTAGATCATATGCAGGACAGAAAGGATATTGTTGGCATGGATTAAATAATCTAATGACTTTCTTTGGTATGTCTAAACCTACATTATTAAAACACTTAAAAAATTTAGAAGAAAAAGGTGGTTTATATATCTGTAATAGATATAATAAAACCACCAAAGAACAATTATCTAATCGTTATTATATTATAAACGTTAATCCAATTACAGGTCAATTTGATAATGAAGAATTGGACATTTTAAAACTTAGATTTCCAGATAAAACAATTTATGAGTAAAGTATAACTTAACACACTTGATTTATCAAGTGTGTTTTTTTTATTTGCTAAATCTGAGAGAAATATAGCAAAAAGACCGAGGGAGAAATAAGTACTCGGTCTTTTATATATAGATTAAGAATAAATTTTTGTCACATAATATAAGTTTAAAAGAAAAAA